ATAAAAATAGCTTCGTAATTATAATTCTATACTACCACAGTTTGATATTTTGTCAATTCCTTTTGGCGCAAAAAAAGAAGCTCCCGAAGGAGCTTCTTTTGAAAAAATGTGGTTTGTCTTGAAGCGAAAGAATCAAAGGATTTTTGCTCGGACGGTATAGGTGAACGGAGCGACACCATCATCCGAACTCGCATCCCACACTTCATGGATTTCGTCGATGGGTACACCTGCCACACGACGCCAAGCGACGTCATCGGCGAAACCATCAATCATCGGAATGTCCTCCAGAAGCGCATCAAGCGCACCGTCTTGGCGCAAGTCAATGTACTTCGGATTGAGCATAACTGCTCCCTCAGAGAGCAGCATACGCGCCCAGAGCTGGTATTCCAGCGACCAACGGGACGTTTCCGTCGGCAGGTCGCCATACAGCTCATCCAGTTTCCGCAGGATGGAAGCGCAAATCACACAACCTTCAGGATGTCCGTGATGCGTACCGAGATACGGCAGCTTTGCAAAGAACAGAGGATTCCCAGAATACTCATCTTCCGCATAGGCGTAAAACGTCAGCTTCATGTCAGCCGCCGCGAAGAACCGGTCAGGAAGGATGTCCTTCACTTTGCAGTTGCTCCAGACGACATCATCCGAAAGGAATCTGAAGCCGAGAGGCTCCGTTCTTTCCGGTGTGAGGTACTTCCATGCCATATGGCGGACGAGGGCAACGAAGCCCATCTCATGCCGCAGCGTCGGCACATCGTCAAAGATTCTGCGGATGTTTGCCCGCAGCTTCTCTTCGCTTCGTTCCACGCACTCGAAAAAGAGCTTGCAGGACGACCCGTTCGTGAACACAACGCTCAGTGTCACGAGCCAAGGTGCGAAATCGTCGGGCTTCAGAATGTAATCTTTCTGCCCAGTGCAGGCGACCGGCACAAACCAACCACCCGCCTTAGCCTCGTTGTACGAAGCGTCTTCCGCAGCATAGGCGGTTGTTCTGAAGGCATCGTCGGTGTCCTTATCAGGAATATCAATGGCATCGCCCTTGCAAATGTGCTTGAAGGGGACGTACATTTCCACCTCTCTGACGCCGTCGCCATCTGCGTCATCCGTATCATGGCAGTAGCGCACAATGTGGACCAGTACGTTCTCGTCGCAGTGCAGCTTTCGCTTGTTCGAAATCGGCATATCCATATGTTTTTCTCCTTTCAGCCCGTCACGATGCAGGTAAAAGCCTCATCGCCGGACTCGCTCATGTCATTCTCCCACGCCTCGGCGATTACGCTGATAGGTGTTTTGACAGCCTTTGCCCACGCAATACCGTCACCGCTGTCTTTCAGCATTTTATTACCGAAAGCCAGCGTTTTGAATTCGTAGGCGCAGTCGGGGAGGTCGAGGTGCTTCGGATTCAGCATGACCGCACCTTCTGCCAGCAGCATACGAGCCCAAAGCTGATACTCCAGAGCCCATTTTGTTGTGTCTTCAGGCAGGTCGCCGTACATCTCATCCAGCTTCTGCAGCAGTTCTGCGATTGCAGCACGTCCCTCAGGCTTGTTGTACCGTTCGCCCAAATCGGGCAGTTTGGCAAAGAACAGGGGGGACGCTGAATACTCGCCGTCGGAATAGGCGAAGAACGTCAACTCCATGGCAGGGGGATTGAAGAACTTATCAGAGAGAATGTCCTTCACACTGCACTGGGCGAAGTTTACGCTGTCCGAAATGAGCCGGAAGCCGAACTGCTCCGTCCACTCACGAGTAAGGTCTCTCTTCGCCATGGCCGCAACTGTGTCGGAATGCCGCCCGCAGGTGTTTTCCGGCGCAACACGCGGCTCGAATCGCGCCCGCATATTGTTGACGATAGCTTCGGTGTCGTTGAGGACGCTTTCGAAAAGCAGCCGGCAGCCGCGCCACTCTCCTTCGTCGGTAACGGAAAGGCTGATGATGTAGGGCGCGAAATCGGTGGGACGAAGAACCATCTCCGTCTTGCCGCCGTCCTCAGTGACTTTCACAGACCAACCGCACTCGTTCCCGTATCGCTCGTCCTTCTTAAAAGAAGCATTTGTGAGAACGGAAAAGTGCATCTCGTGCCCATCACTGGCAAAGACGCTCACAGAATCGCTCTTGCGGATGTCCTTGAAAGGAACGAAGGTCGTCTCGAACCTGTCGTACTTAGGATTATAGCGGTAGACCTTGACCAGCGTGTTCTCGTTGCAGAAAGATGCAGCGGCTCCGATAGATGTATTACCCATAATTTTTCTCCTTTCTTTTTGAAAAAAACAGCTCAGATTTTGTCGAAATCATCGACGCCCGGAACGAGCGGCAGCGTGCGGCCATTATCCCAACGCATATGAATCTGGCCGTTATCGTCCACATAAGTGACTTTACCGGTCGTGCCGTCTGCCACAGGAAACTTGCTTTCGTCCATGTGTTTCAGTCTGATTCTTGTGCCTGCGGGATACTCCGCTTTGATGGCCGCGATTTCAGCAATGCTGTATGCCATTCGAATATCTCCTTCCTTTTCTTTTTTAAGCAGGGGAGAGGCAGAGCGCCCCTCCCGCTGGCTTTAATTTAACCGGTTATGACCGCTACAATAACCAAAACGATGGTGAGCGCAATAGTACCAAAGGCAGCCGGAAGCATTTCTGGCTGGTCTGATTTTTTTGCGGCTATGACTGAGACGACCATTGCGGCGATGATAAGAACGACATAGGCTATAAACAAGGGGTTCGTCAGCATTTTGAACACGTCCTTCACCTCCGTTAATACCACCGAACAAGGGCGAACAGTTCCACCATAATAACGCCCACAGAAACGCTGCAGATGATTGGCGGCAAGAGGTCCTGTGTGTCCAGTCTCCTTATGCCAAGGAATATGCCGCACATCACGAGAATGGTCAGTGCGAAGTAAAGAATAATCGACATTAGAGTTACTCCACCTCGCTCTTTTCCAGCTCGGAAAGGTTGTCGCATTCAAATCCGCAGGTCATGCAGTGATATGGACCGTAGGGGTCAGACGACTCGTAGATGTTAGATTCGATTTCGTCGTTGATATTTCCGAGGAAATCTCCCGTTTCGATGTCAACCAACACATCAATGTGGAGGACCTGATGACCAGAGAAAGATACGCCACCACAGTTGGGGCAGCAGCGGGTATATGCCTTCTGCTCCCGCTCTGATGTATCAGATTCGATGTCTTCAAACGCTTCGGCGAGCGTGAGAAGCATCTCGTCGATTTCCTTAGCGTCATCGACAAGAATCGACAGCTTCGGAACGCCGGACTCACCTCTCATAGAAGCCTCTGCGAACAGTCCAACGTGTTCGTCGATGTCAAAGTCATCGTAGACACGGCGCACCGCAGCAGCCACACCGTCGCAGAAGTCATCGTCGGCGTACAGGTCGAAGGAATAGTCCTCGCCGGCAGGCGACCACTGCCTGAACGTGAACACACCACAGACCTTGTCCTCGTCGATGACCCAGCCCAGTGCTTCTGCCTTTTCGCGGTAGTTGGACGGAATCAGGTCAGGGACGCTGGTCTTGACCTCCGCAGCGTTTTTTTGGTTATTCTCCATGATTTTTCTCCTTTCTTTTTTTCGTCAGGCTTCGACACCGAACACCTTTTTGCAGATGGAATGAATAGCCACGAACTGTTCCTGAAGCTGTGCCGGCACAAGGGAGATGGAGAGACCGGCATCGCGCCATACACTTTGGCCTGCGAATGCTTTGTCCCACAGTTCTCCACGTTCGTGCTGGGCCTCCAAGAGCCTCTCATAGCGTTCTTCTTCCGTCTTTGCAGCGTCAATGTACTGCCGTGTGTACTCGTTGAAGTCTGAAATATTCATCTCCGTCTGGTCGGTGTACTCAAAGCGGGGATATTGGGAGTCGATGAAATGGGTCGCTTCTCTGGTGAGATTGAACCCTTTCATGTAGGTACTGCCATTATCGCCCCTGAGGAACAGCAGTGACGCCTGCCAATCACGGGAGACGATTTCGTAGATTTCAGTGATAACGTCGAGCAAATTTTTCTTCTGCTCTACTGTCAATGAAATCTTCCGTTTCTGAGCCTCCTTCTGCAGAATCTGTTCCGCAGAGCTTTTGGCGTTATCCGTCATCGTGAAAGACGGCGTCCAGTCGTACATCAGAACACACTTGTGAACGACGTTCGCGGCGATTGACGCAAAAACAGGCCTGAGTTCCTCGACATTCTCTACAGACCTTTTGGCGAAGATGATAGCGAGCTGGCAGAAATCGAGCGAGTTGTAGACAGCGTCCACGAAGGACTTCTGCTGCACTTCCCGAATCTCATTGCCGAGCTTGACCAACTCCCCGATGTCGGTAGAGTTGATACGCCAAGCGTCAAAGATTTTTGTACTCATTTCAAGCATCCGCCTTCCTTGAGAGTGTCCATGACCTTCTCCAGCACGGTCAACGGGGCGTTGAAGCCGAAGTCGCCAACGGCTCTGCGAAGAGCTATGAGCAATTCCGCCTGATGGTGATAGTCCTTGGCAGCCTGTTCCGTCTGATACAGCCGGTAATCTGTACTCCAGTACATGGAGTTCTGCTGGAAATAGGGATTTCTGTTCGCATCTTCGGAAGGAGCCTTGTAGTATCGACAGTCTCTATTGTCTGTCAGCCACTTGGTTCCAACCTTGACCGTGACCTCATCCACCACCTTTCCGTGCCGCCGTTCGGCATTACTACCGATAATAGGCACGCGGTAGAGTCTCATCTCAACAGCCATTGTTCTTGCTCCTTTCTTCGTCCGTCAACCCGCCATCCACAGCCATGTCCGTCAGCGTATTGAAGACGCTGGTGAGACGCTGTGCGAACGGGGTGTATTTCAGCGTATCCATGACCTTCTCCAGCACAGGCAGGGGAGCGTTGAAGCCGAAATTGCTCACCGCCTTGCAAAGCGCCACACGCAGTTCCGCTTGCCGAAGGTAATCCTTGGCGGCCTGCTCTGTCTGATACAGCCGGTAGTCCATGCAGTACATGGTGTTGAGCTGGAAGTAGAGGTTTCGGTTTGCGTCCTCAAGCGGCACCTTGTAGTAACGCCGACCGTTATCGTCCGTCAGCCACTTGGTTCCGACCTTGACTGTGACCTCTTCCACCACTTTTCCGCGCTTCCTTTCGGCATTGCTGCCGATAACCGTTACGCGGTAAAGTCTCATTTCAGCGGCCATTGTTCTTACTCCTTTCTTCGTCTGTCAGCCCGCCATCCACAGCCATGTCCGTCAGCGTATTGATGACGCTGGTAAGGCGCTGTGCGAACGGGGTGTAGGGATTCGATAACTCACTGCGGCGTTCCATCAGAATCGCCATAGCGAACTGAGCGTCATTGACGTTCTTCAGTTCCTCGATAGTCCAACGATGCTTACTCACTTCTGCTCACCTCTCTTCTTCATTGCTGCCGCATATGCGGCACCCAGTGCGAACTCCATGGACGTAATCACCTCGGCGACAGTGGGCGCGGGCTTGCTCAAATCACGGGCATAGCCACGCCGGTCGTTCAGGTGGGTGGTCAGGGTATCGCGCACCTTACCGCAGACCTCCGGCAGCTCCAGTAGCTTGCTCAGTGCGTCGTTGACCTCACGGGCAGGCATCTTGTTGGAAGGGTTGAACAGCAGCTCGTTCCGATACGTGGACAGAGTGCAGTCGATGAAATGCAGCGTAGATGTATTCATAATAATTTCTCCTTTCTTTTGAAGTCGATTGCATCAGCAGCCATCAGCAGGGTAGGGCGGGATGGTAACGGACAGGTTGTAGATGTGGTTGCCGCAGCGAACACACTCGGCATCCTTGTCCCACAACCCACGTTCCTTCATGCCGCGCACGCTGCCCGTACAGTGAATGGACGGGTGCGTGTCTCGCTCATGTTTGGTGAGCTTCTTGTACTTCATGGTGTTTCTCCTTTCTTTGTTGTCGAAAAATGCAATAAATATATAAAAAAAGACAGCTACCCCAAGATTGGGATAACTGTCTGAATTTATGTGGTGACTTGGAAAACGGAGATAATCTCCTTTATAAAAATAGCTTCGTAATTATAATTCTATACTACCACAGTTTGATATTTTGTCAATCATTTTAGGCACCAAATTGCGTTTATTACATTTGCACTGTTTTTTGATTTTAGTCGGGATTTCCGAATTTTCAAATTGCAATTTTAGTCGGGAAATCAGAGTTATAAGAACTAAACTTTAGTCGGGAAAAACCGAATAAAAATTTGAGATTTTAGTCGGGAGAACAGGAACAAACATAGTCCATGAAAACCGCATAACCAAGCCATTTTCGAGCGTTTTCTTTCTTTCAAATTCAGCAAAAATTGAGAAAAAAAGAAAAGCCCCCGAAGGAGCTTTTCTTAGTGGAAAAATCAGTGCTTTGCTGTGAAAAGTTTTCAGGAAAGATGCTCACCCATGAACTTGGCAAAATCATCCCAGAATCCGAAAAAACGATTGCGGATAAGAGTGGGGCGATTGCCGGCAGTGATATGTCCATCGGTTTCTTCGGCATTCAAGATGCCCCAGAGCTTAACAAGCAGCAGCTTGTACTCAGCGCTCTTTGGAACGATGTGCTGGTCCTCAACCATATTGTCCCAAAGAGTCCGCAACATCTCACGGTCCTTTGACTTGGCAAAATCAGCCGTTCGGCAGTACAGCCAAATGGTCTTGAAGTCCCAGAAGGCTTCACTTTCCGATGACTCCTCCTTGGAGGTATTCTTGCCGCCAGTGACTTCCTGCTTCTTGCCATCGACATCAATGACAACGCCAGTATCGGAGTTACGTGCAATAGCATGGATACGCAGGTCCTCAATGAGATTGGTCAGCGCCAAATTCAGAAGCACGTTCCAGTAGCCGTTCATGCTCATGGAAGAAAACCGGCTGAAGTCTCTGTCATGGATGATTTCAGGGATGGCTTCGACGAGGCAGTGCAGGTTCCCCAGCCGCGAAGAGACACGGTTGAAATCCGCAACGTCCATGGTGAACAGGTCGCCCTTGTAACCGAGTGCCTTCGCCAGACCGTCAGAGACCTCGTAGTGCTTCTCCACGTGGATGAGGTTGTCCTCGTCGTCATCCTCACCGGCACTGTCCTCCATGCCTAAATCGGTGAAGAAAGCAACGACTCCCTCAGGAGTCCATGAGTGTGTCGCATCCTCCCGAAGCGCGTTGAATACCCGAACAGCCAGATTGTTGTTGCCTTCACACACGGCGAGAATTTCGTTCCATGTGTACGAGGCAAACGGCGCCACTCTGCAATCCTTGCCGGTGATGTAGCAAACCAAATCAGGGAAGGTCGCAGCATTGTAGACATTGATGTAGCCATTCAGCCACTTCCCGTCCTTGCCAAACGGCTTGCCGTCCTTTATGCTGCAGATGCCCATGACCAGCAGGAGGTGAAGCTCAAGCATAGACAAAGGAATGAGCTTTTCCTTGGTCTGATGCAGCCGTTCACGAATATAGCGCTCCGCCAGTTCCGTGGCAGTCACATTCACGACAACGCCCTTCTCAGCCTCGGCAAAGAAAACGTCGCTCGCCTCGGAAGTAGGCAGCACGTAGCCGCGTTCCTTTACATAGGCCCGAAAAACGTTATCGTATATTCTGATGCCCCTCTTATTTTTTACATCGCCCTCCGGGACGAATCGGCATGATATATGCCTGAAAACATCACTCTGCATAATGTCTTCGTATGCCTTTGCAGAGTCGATGAGGTCGCCATCCACTACGATACGGTGGTTGTCTTCCATTTTTTTCAGCTTCTTCTCAGAAAACCCGAATAGAGAGTTGTAGCAAAAATGATTCATTCTTTTTCTCCTTTCCTTTTTCAGCGGAACACGCCGACCTTCAGAGCTTCAATGGGCAGAGAAAACTCAGGCCCAGTCTCACCGTTGGAGTCAGTGGCATACAACCACGCAGCTTCGACGCCATTTTTATCGACGCCGGTGCGTACCACAGTGACGACCTCGCCATCACAGCAGCAAAGCATACCTTCGCTGTTGAATAGCTCATAGTAAGTCGGTTCGCTGCCGTCAGGGAAGGTCTCAACTTCCAGCTTATTGGGTGCTACGCTCATATTGCAGTCATTGATGACCTTCAACGAGATACCGATGCGCTCGCCGGCTTCGAGGTTGAACTCTCCGCAGGAAGTGGATTCATCGGAAAAGGAAAACAGCTTTGTTTTCCCGTTCGTCCGGAAGCTCTTCTCGGCTTCATCCACCTTCTTGCGGATGGCACTGAACATGGCATTGACCTGTTCCTCAGTGTAGTACCCGCTATAACGGGTAGACAGGCACTCCAGCATATCCAGACCGTCCAGAATACGTCCGACACGCTTTTCGGCGGTTCTGATGAACATATCCCGTTTTGCCTTGGCTATTTCTTCGGCGGAACGAGTTGCTTTACGTCCCATATCTTTCTCCTTTCACCAGTTGTCGCCCGTGCGTTCCCGCAGGATGACAAGTTTTGTGTCCACGATTTTGCAATCACAATACACCTTCAGCCTTTCCCCAAGCAGGCCCTTCAGCTCCGGTGTTGCCTGAAGAAGTGTCGGCTGGATGCAGCCGCACTCGCTCATTGCCAGAAACGGAGCATCGGGAGGAAAGATTGGCCGCTGGATTTTGACTTTGTATACGCGGTCATCAGCCTTCTTACTCATGGACGACCTCCACTTCCGGCGCATCGAAACGACTGTCTTTATACAGTGTGATGTCGTTTTTGACCAGCCGAATCGACGTGACCAGTGAGGTGAGCTCATGCGCCCCTGCCCACTTCTTCTCGAAATCCATCAGCGTATAATCGCCATTTACATTCGAGAAGGGGATGGACAGAATTTCACTTCCCGCATCGTAAGAAACGGCGGGTACGGTGGCAGCCAGAGCGTCCCAATCCTCACGCAGCATACGCTGGACGTTCTCGCAGACGGAGTTGAAGAAGTTTGTACCGCAAGAGCCACGGGTTGTGAAATCGAAATACAGATAGCTTACAAAGCCATCCATCGTATTCAGCCGCACTTCTGTCGTGAATCGCTGCTCGGCATTGCCGGCCCCGATGACAGGAGTCTCACAGCGAGGCAGCCAGCATCGTGCCTCAGGGTTTTTGTAGATGATATAGAAGCACTCAATATCACCATACGACCCGTCAGGCAGGGAAGACACGCAGTTTTTCGTCGCCAGATATTTCGCACAAGGTGCAAACAGCAACGCATGGAAAATCTGTTTTTCCTCAGAAACACCCTTGTCGAACTGCAGCGCTGAAACCAGTTCACCGGTCTCGACGATGCGGTAGCCCACCATGAGTCCCACGGTGGGCAGGCAGTCCATCACATACTCGCGGTCGTCGATGCGAAAACCATGCAGTGCAAACGACGGAGTTCCCGGCGCAGCCTCATGGATGCGAGGGTCGAGGAACTCCGCGATTTCACGATGCAAAATAGGCATCTCAACAGTCCTTATCATAGTTTTTTCTCCTTTCAGCCCCGCGTCCTCTCCAAAAAGAGAGGACGCAGGGGCTTCTGTGTTATTCGTAAAATTCGGCTTCCCGCACGGGAGGCCACACATAGTTAAAGGGATACATTCCGCGATACTTGTGTGAAAACGCTCGTTTTGCGGCCTCAGCGTTCTTGTACCCGTACCCCTGCGCGTCATCGTAGATAATGCCGATGTTCTCCGCATCCACTACGATATAACGATACAGTGCCGCACCATCATAGCGATGCGGGTACAGCCTCGCAGAGACAACACAAGGTTTCGGGTCTACCACCGCAATGGGCAGCAACGTGACAGTGCCGCAAATGGCATTCTTGAGATAACGCTTGTCAGGGAATCTCAGAATACTCATGCCTCATCACCGCCGCTGACCGCCTCGTAGTTGAGACGCGCCTGCAGGATGTTCAGCACTTTCTCGACGGCGTTCTGCCACGTGGAGTTCACGTCATTGTTGCAGTCAGCATCGTGCTCGAACTGAGCGACGATATCGTTCAGCACATAGTTCGGAGACTCCTCATCGACCAGAGATGCCGGCTCAGTGTCACCGAACTTTTCCTTGAAGCTCTCCAGCTTCTCGGCGTCGTCCTCGTTATCGGGGTCGAAGTCACTGACATCGAAACCCAGATATGTGCAGAGCTGGCCTTCCGCATCCATCAGCCGGTAGTATCGCTCCTGTTCACGATACGCGGTCTCCAGCTCGCTGCGGGTCAGCTCGATTTCGAAAGTGATAGTGGCCTTGGGGTCGGGAATCGGAATATTACGGGTGATAGTCATGTTTTTTCTCCTTTCTTTCAAAAAGCTGGCGCTCAGGCCAGCAGTGACATACCAAGCCGAACAGTCTTCAGAGGAAACTGGTCGGCATCGAGACGGAATGTTGTACCGCAGTCGGAGCAACGGGCTTCGGGTCCATAGGCACTTCCGTGCTTCGGGCCGAACTTCAGGCTTCCGCAGATGGGGCAGGTGGCACAGAGCAGAGTGGCTCCTCGTACCTGAATATCCAGAACGCTGGTGCCGGCAGGTGAGTTCGTCCAGCCCGCCAGATAAGCAGGGGAGACGCCCAGTACCTCGGCGAAGCGTTCCAAAGTCTTCAGGGGGATATTCTCCACTCGCCCAGACTCATACTTGTAGATGGTCTGTGGAGTCACCTCACACCTTTCTGCAAGCTGACTCTGAGATAGTTCCAGAGACAGCCGTGCATTTTTAATGCGGACAGCAGCAAGCGGCAGGGAAGTGGTTTGAGAAGTGCTCACACCGCATCTCCTTCCTCAAGGGGCTGCCAATAAGCAGTCATCTTGTAGAAGGAAATGAACGGCTTCTCCAATCCGTTTGCCTTGGCAAATGCTTTCGCTGCCGCCTCGTCCTTGAATACGATGGAGTCCTGAATGCACTCGTTGAAACGAATGCTGTAGGAACCCACAGAAGGGACAACGGAGAGGTCGATACCAAGCGTCTTATCCTGCTGGTTCAGCAGAAAGACGTAGGTACAGAACACGCTTTTGACCTTCTCCAACATACCGGTGTCCTCGATGTTGATGCCACGGGACTCGTACACCTCTGAGATGCGCTCATAGCCCATTTCTTTGAAAGCCTCGCGGATGCGGGGGTCAAAGCAGAAATGGGTGACACGCAGAATCTCGCCCTCCATCTTCATAATCCGGTCGTCGATGGTAACGTCCTGATTAAAAGCGGAGCAGGCGTCTTTCACAGCGTGTTCCAGCCAGTTGGAAATGCCATCAATGTTTCCCTCCGCAGCGGAGATAATTTTCTTGATGGGGATTCTTACAATCTTGTTTACGACAAGATTGCAGAAGGCCAGATAGAAGCCGGTCTCGTTCAGTGCTTCAACGACCGTCTTGAAGTTCTTGGTCATGGTGCTTTCTCCTTTCTTCTTGAGTATAGCGTGCGGGAATGCTCAGACACGGTCGTGTACGCAATCACCATTCCCATCAATCACAGAATCGTGCTGGAGGAAGGTGTCGTGGTACAGTGCCTTGCCAAACGCCTTGCAGACGGGGCATTCCCAGCTCACCTCCGTACCATCGTTGTAGTCGATTTCACGGTCGCCCTGATATTCGACCTCGGCGCCACACACGGGGCAGACGTCCTCCTCGTCGCCGTTGGGGTGCAGGAACGGGATGCGCTTGCCCTGAGGGTCAGTGAAGGGGACGACTATGCGCTGAATAACGGCCAACAGAACGTCGATGTCGGCGTTTGCCATCATCAGTGCGATACGTCCGACCTCCAGCTTGAAATCCTCGGAAAAGATGTTCCCTTGGATAGTCGCAGCGATAGCCGCAGGATGCGCCATGGCCGCGACGGTATCACGTCCCAGCGAAATGAGGGCGTTGAGTGCCATAATGAACACGGTATGACCGGATTCGGTATAGGCCTTGTCAAGCTCCTCATAGGCGGTGGCATCGTGATTCTTTCGACGCTGTGCGTCTAAACGGGCAATTTCATTAGGATAGTCAGTCATGAATTTCTCCTTTCTCCCTGCCTATGATAAGGACTTATGGGAACACAAATGTATGAAAATATATAAAAAAGACAGCTATCCCCGAAACGGGATAACTGTCTGAATTTACGTATGGTGACTTGGAAAACGGAGATAATCTCCTTTATAAAAATAGCTTCGTAATTATAATTCTATACTACCACAGTTTGATATTTTGTCAATCATTACAGAGCCAAAAAAAAAGAAGCCCTTTCGGGCCTCTTTAATTACTTCTTAGAGCGCTTTTCCATCTTTGCTACAAGTTCAGCAAGCTGCTGCTTCGTTTCGCCACGGACGATTCCCTCGAAAATCTCCCACACACCATCCTTACGCTTGTAAACTGAAGTCGGTGGAGCCTTCTCTTTACGGGCAGCCGCGACTTCATTTTCGATGACGTCCGAAGTGGCGTTCATGAGCCTGTTCCATGCACGGATATAAGGATAATCCATACTCACAGATTTCCTTTCATTTTGATTTTCGGCGCGTACATATCCTTACCTTGTTTCTCATAGAAGAGCGTCTGCGTCTTGTTTGTCCCATCCGGTCTGATGTTCTGATATGATGGATGTTTTGGAAAAGCCGTCATGAGCTTTCTGAACCGCGCCACCGCCTCTGAAGGCTTGCATTTTGCGGCCACATAGTAGTTCAACGGACTGGCCTGCCCGAATGTCATAACTTCGGAATGGGGACGCTTCATCATCTCGATGACCTCGTCCGTGAAAGCCCCACGGATTGAATCCGGTGTCTTGGTTCCATCCTCGTTGGCATAGGCTTCCAGATTCATCTTATCGAATCGAATGAGAGGGTCGATGATATGCTTGCCATCTACGACGATGAAGCTGTGGTGGGTAGGGACGGCATCGCCTACGAAGAGCCAGCCGGCATACGGAACGGCGTTCTTCACGCCTGCGGCAACCAGAGCGTCCAGAATGCGCTGGGTGTTCTGATAGCAGTAGCCGACATCGACCTCCGTGGCATCGAAGGCCTGTCGAATGGTGTCGGTCTCTACACCTGAGGGAAATGGAAGTGTGTTGCCGTAGCTAAACACTTCCATTGTCCCCGTCAGCGGATACATCTGTGAAGGTATCTTAATAGGCTTTTCGCTGAATGACGGGTTGATGTAGATAGCATGAGAGCGTAATACCTCAAGGCTACTTGTCATTTCTATCTACGTCCTCCTCAGTCTCAGTAGCACTATTAAGTGAATTACAGAGCTTCTTCTCATAGTCGGAAAGCAGAAGTTCTCCAACATTATTGCTTTTGATGCCTACGAGGTCACAGATTTCCTGTTTGCTCCAGAAAGCATTTTCCCTGCATTTATAGGTGTCGCCATGTGCCTTCTTGAATATTCTATCCGTTGAAGAGCCGGAGTTGTCATAAATATGGCAGATGTCGCATAGGTCAACAAAGGCCTGAACCCTTGCCAAAGACTTTTCGTACCGAGACCGAATCTTTTCTTCAGGTACGTCGTGGCCTCCAGATTGAACACGTTCCCATACACGAAGTACGTTTACGGATGCGTCTTTCGTAAGAACGAAAAAGCCTTTTATGAAATACCCATGCTCTTTTGCATATTTTAGAAATTCCAGTTTTTTATTCGTGGACAAAACTGTCTCGAAGGTAAAATCTTCGCCCCATTCTACACACTGTAAGCGCATTGCATCAGCCTTCTGTGCCGCTTCCAAATCGCTGCATCCAGTTTCTTTTTTGATGTCGTCTGCGTTGATATACGGGGGTAGTATATCTACTCTACTTGTAAGTGAGCTTTTACCTGACCCGTTAGGCCCAGCGAAAACGATAATGCAAGGTTTCCGCTGTTTCTCATTTGACATACTCGATTCTCCCATCCGGATACAGTAAATAGGCACACTTTTTCTCTGCATCATAGCGAGCAACAGGAATACCTTTCATTTTTGCCCGTTGATAGGCTTCAAAGGCTACCGACGAAATCCGACGGTCCATTTCCGCATCCTCTTCGTCACAGTGAGGGTCTTCATATAGGCAAGTTTTGGATACGCCCTTTACGAATTCTTCCATAGTTGTATCCTCCTTTCAATTTTCAACTCTATTATAGCCCATTTGTACGCTCTCTGTCAAACAGACTATGTATAGAAAGAGAGGACTGCTGCAAACAACAGCCCCCTCCAAGGTTATAAAATCTCCTTTCTGCTCAAAATGGCAAACCAAGAGGCACATCTGTCGAAGGCAGAGATGTGTTCTCAACAGTGGCCTTCTGCTGCATTGCCTTCAGAATAGCGTTCTGTTGCTGCAACAACGCATTCTGTTGGGAAATGAGAGAATTCTGTTTTGCCATAAGCTGTAGTGCCGAGTTGTAGAAGGCTCGTGCGGGAACAGCCGGATATGCCGCCTCATCGGGGATGTCTTTTATCTGCTGGGTCTCAGATTGACCCAGCAGATAATCAACAGAGACATTGTAAACATCCGCAATTTTAGCGAAGTAATCAATGCTCGGCACGATACGCCCACGCAGCCACGTTGAGACAGCTTCCGGAGCAACACCGATAATCCTCGCAGCTTCCGTCACGGAGTCGCCGTTGTCTTCCATCAAAGACGTAAAACGTTCGACAAAAGACTTTTTGAGCTTTTCCAAAAAGGCATCCATTGTGGGCACCTCCCTTACAGGCAGACAGTTTCCGCTGAGACCCGAATGGCACGCAGGGTACAAAGGTCCATGTCGGGATAGAAGTTCATCACCGTTTTCCGCAGCTCATCGAGGGTCTTGAAATCTCTGTCAACGAGCAGAACAGGACCGCTGGTATCGTACCAGTTATCCTCGTTTTCCTCGGAATAGATATCTTCGTCGATGGTGCCGCAGTAAATCTGAGCGTCTCTGACGTAGGGACTGTCCGTGAAGACCATATACCGTCCAGCCTCAGAAGTCTTGTCTGCGACGCTGGCCGTGCAGCCCGCATCGCACTTACTGCAGAAATCGTCGCAGCCATCCTCGTGGATACGCGGCGCGGCGCCGGTAATGAACGGAGCACGGCAAATACCGGAAGCATCCGCAAAGGCGCACAACTCAGAGTCGCACTCGCAGCACAGCTCGTTCCGATAAGTCAGAGTAGCGATGGTAGCTGTGTTGTCCTCGCCACGACCGTAAAGCAGCGCAGCGATGCCCTTGGAATAGCGTTCGTCGAACCAGTGCCAGATGTCTTCACGAGGAGTGCCGGCGGGGAAGTGGAGGAACGCATCCTCCATCTTCTCGGTGTCCGGATTCATCGGGACATCCGTGAACTCATCCCACAGTTTTTCCAGCTCGGCGTCTCGCTGCTTCAGCGGCATGAACTTCACCGTCTCAACCTGTCCCTCCAGCGAAGCGACACGCTTATTCAGCTTATCGTACTTCACGGCATGAGCACAGGTGGCATCAGGAACATCCCTATTGTAGCAGACATCGGAGCAAAAACCGGATGCGGGGCAAGCCCTACAACGAGTCTTGTTTGTCTTTTTCTTGGAATCCATGATTATTTTCTCCTTTCTTTTTTTCAGAGCATTTACGCAAGGTCAGAGTAGTCGTCCGCGCTCTTCACCACACGAACCGACTGCACCGTGTTCGTGGGGAAATTGTTTTCAGCACAGAAATCGTTGAAAAGCTGCGCCAGCTCTTCAAGACCGGCGGAAGTGTCCACGCGGTATACGTCGAATTCCGTCTCATCGTCTTTTCCATCGGCGTCGATGAAGCCAATGGTAACAGACTGCCACTGTCTCATCTTGCTAACGCATCTCTCTTTACCGTTTTTTTCAACAAACTCCTTCAGGGTCATTTCTGTCTCTCCTTTCTTTCAACTGTCAACGAATCATCTCAAACATCTCATCAGGAGAGATATCAAGAAGCTCGGCGCCGACGGACAAAAGCAAATTTCTGACATCCTCGTCTTCGGTTTGGAGGTAAGCCGACTGTACCGCGTTGGCGACGTCCTCAGGAAAAATCACTGTGTTCACTGAAGACACCTCCTTACGCTTGCCGGCTTACGATGCTCTGCTCTTCCGCAGTGAGAAGTACATCATCATCGCTCTCACAATGGCCGGCGTTCCAGCTCACACTGGTTGCCTTGGCGTGCAGAACATTCTCAATGAGTGTAACCGCATTGTCTGCGAAGCTCTCAAAATCCGCATTGGAGAAAGCGAACGGCACCAACCTCTGAATGATGACGTCGAAGGAGCCATCATCATAGGTGTGAGTGCCGGCGCCGCTGCCGAAGTTCGCTTTCAGCGCCGTGCGTACCTCAATCATATCGGCGGGACGGGGGAAAGCAGCTCTCAGCCAAAAACGCATCTTGTTCTGGCCGGAAGCCTTGTCGTAGTAGACATGGCACTGGCACTTATCGCCGCAGATGTCCCGCACGCGGATGTCGGCATTGTCGTCAGAGGACGTGTTTTTGGAGGTGGAATCGGTGCTTTTCAGCTCCACAAAGGTGGCATCACTCTCCATATGCTCACTCAGCCAATCGTCGATGTTATCGACCTCGGCAGAGGGAACCTCGACGATGTAGGCAGGGCCTACATTGGGGTAGACCTTGAAGCGGGTATCATCCGCATTTCGTCCACCAGCAGGTGTCTGTACGGGCGCCGGCTTACCGTCGATGGTGCCGAACTGTGCCTCGAACATAGAGATATAGCTGCTGATGTGCTGGAACTGATAGCCGATTTCGGCGGTGTAGTTGGAGGTGAAGCAGTAGAGTGCGTGGCCGATACCCTGACGGGAAATCCACCACGAAATCTTCTTGTTCACCCCGTTACGCACCGGCGTGAAGTTGTAAAGTCCGTAGACAAAGGGAATGCCGACACGGGCAGTACCACTCTGCGCCTGACCCTTGACGGGCAGCTCGTCCCACGCACCGTTCGCGTTCACGAAACGCCCCACGAGGACGTCCGCGCTGCACGTTGCGATGAGATTAGCTTCGCAGAATTCGATGCCGACCAGCTTCGCATACACAGCCTCATCAGCGGCGTTCACCTCATGGAGACCGACAACAGCCGGTACGAATGTGCCATCGCCGTTGGTAGCTGCCATCATTACAGCAAAACCATCCTTAGTGATTTCGCCGTTGACGATGACTTCCTCACGGATAGCCTCCATGTTTTTGCCAGTGCGCTCGAAGATAACTTTGGTTTTCACTTGTTTCTCCTTTCTCCCAGCCTTGAAGGACTTACGGGAACACAAAAATGTATGTAGATATATAAAAAAAGACAGCCATCCCAAGATTGGGATAACTGTCTTGATTCTTTAAGGTGACTTGGAAAACGGAGATAATCTCCTTTATAAAAATAGCTTCGTAATTATAATTCTATACTACCACAGTTTGATATTTTGTCAATGATTTCAGGCAAAAGAAAAAGCTCCCCGAAGGGAGCTTTTTCGCGGGTTAAGAACAAGAAAAAATGTTACAGAGGACAGACCGTACCTCAGTGAGAACCTCATCGGGCAGATGACCTACAACATCGTACTTGTTCGCCATGATGTTGAAATAGCTTACATACTCACACAGGACGGTTCCGCTACGAGGAGGACACGTCTTCTCATCGAGTATAACATGGTATGGGCCGTACTCAGTTTCGTAGGACAACGGACACACCCAGACGAAATCTGTTACTCCGTGCAGCGTATCGTTGCTTACGACGAGAAGGGTGCTTGTAACACCAAACTTCATCGCCCCATCAGTGGGGTCGAATTTGGCGATAATGATATCGCCTCTTTTCGGTCTACTCATCTGAGCCTTCCTCGCTGACGAACTGCTCGCGCAGTTCCTTCACGGTTTCGTCGATAGCCTCCTGTGCCAGCACATCAATACGGGCAATGGCATTGATATAATCAATAACCATATCACCTTTCTTGGTCAGGAAAACACGGGCAATGACCTCGCCTTCAGCGTCATCGTCGGGAGTACGCCAGCCATCAATGGAAACAGCGGTAATAACATCGCCGTAGCCGATGGGAGACTCCTCGTGAAAATCGTGACGGATTTCCGTCCAGTATCCCTGCTTCTCGTCGCTGGGTGCCGGCTCGTCTGTGATTGTGACCTCGTAGGTGCCGTTGCCGTAGTTGAACCTGCTGGTACACAGCAACAAACGGTCATCATCCATGTTCCAGACGTTGATGCCGTTCGCATCATACAGTGCGAGATTCGCAACAACTTTAGCTTCCCTTCGGATAATCTGAAGGACGGCGGTGAAGCCGTTGTCAAACTTGTTGGTATATTCAGCGATAACGACATTTGTTGCATAGATGATATTGTTGGGAACATTCTCGCCCTGCATATAGCTGATATACTTCGTTGCGACCACAGCAGGAATTCTGATAGTAGTTGCGTGGAGCGCCGGTGTGGACGTATCTTTGACGACTTCCATGACATACACATTGTCGCAGTAATCAAAGGTGTAGATGCCCTCCAGCTCGCTTTCAGAAGCCAGACACATGACATCAGACATTTCCTCATTCCAGAGGACGGGATTGACATAGAATCCCTTGTCATCAGAGCAAACAGTGACGGTTGCGGTATAGCCATCAGGGAACGTCAGGCCGAAGCAACGAACACCGGCATACTTGCCAATACCGGACTCCACAGCGGGAATATGCTCCTCGCCACAAGGCATATCCAGCAGTTCCTGACACATTTCGGCATCCTTGGAAGGGACAAGAAGGGTAGCCTTATACCGCGTAGACACGGCAGGCTCATTCTTCTTGAAGCACATCTCAGGATGCTCCTTCAGCCACGCGGTGATTTTCTCACGGTTCTGCGGCGTGTCAATGTACGTCCAGTCCGGTACGTTGGGCATATCATGGATGATTTTGATACCATCCTTTTCTGCCTTACGCGCCGCCGCACGGTTTGGGAGGTCACTCGAATCACTTCTCCGAATGTGCTCCACGTTGGGCACAAATGGCAGGTCGCTGCCGGTAGGTGTGACGCAGATAACATAGCCCTTGTCGTTCTTGTTCATAAAATATACTCCTTTCACTTTTTGGAAACTCACTTACTCCGGAATGTCGTCGATATGCAGTACGATGCCAACGCTGGAAACATACCCTTCATCATCGAGAATATCGAACTTCCGATGGGGAAGGTTGCAGATGACAGACCACGGGCAGACAGAGTCGCCGGAGTTGTCATCGCACCAACGAAACTCGATGTCCGGCTCGCCAGCGGCTGTCTCAAAGAAACCTTGAGTCTTACTCGCAGTCAGCTTAACACCGTTAAAGGCGCCGATTTCCTGCGTCATAGCGCCCTCGATTTCCACGAGGTCATCCGACGCAGCATAGACTACTACAAGGCCTTTGACGGCCTTCAGAGCTGCAGGAACAACGTTCCGTTCGTTTCTGTTGTTCAGCTCTGTGGCCCAACGTTCCAGAAACTCGCTGTGGTCTCTTTGGGGCACGTTCGCCTGTTTCTCCTGAGACGCCGCCTTTTCAGCCATCAGCTCCTTCAGCTTCGGGCAATGGGCAGCAGGAACAGCGGTACAGAACCCACCTACGGCTGTGCAGTTGAAGTTATCCCTGTGGATGTGCTCACAGTTGACGCAGTTCGGGCGATAAGTGGACTTGAGAACATCCAACTCGTGCCGAAGCGCGTAGATGGTTTCGCCTGTCTCTCGCATCTTATCGCTGATGGCTCCGACCAGTTCAGGTACAGAGGCGTCTGGGGCGGGTCCGAACCTCTCGCCCAGAATGCGGCGGAGGGTCTCGTTCTCCTGCCTGAGCGTCAGCAGCTCTTCAGGGTCAAGGAAAGTGTCCTCGAAAGCCGCCAGCCGGTCTTTCAGCCGGTTGCGGCAATAGAGTGTAGAGCACATCTCCTTTACATCGGTAGACTCTCCCGTGCGCTCAGACTTACAGCGGTTGCAGTCAACACAAGCCTGTCCATCAGGAAGGCGGATGGTGAGTCGTTCCATTTTCAGTCTCCTTTCTCGTCGGCGGGTTCCACATGACCAACCTCGTCGTTGTCGGTGATGAACGCCGTCATGAACTCAATATTGAGGTCAGTAAACGGCGGCATCCTGTTGAGCGTTTCGGACATCGCACGCTCACCGTGCAGCATCTCCAGAAATTCCTTTGCAGGAATGAACTCCTTATAGCGTTCTTTCTTGGGATACACGATAGAGGTGGACACAGCCACAACGCTCTCGCTGCGGCAGTAGGACACATAACAGCGGCGCTCGAAGTCGTCAAACTCCTGTGCCAACATGACACGAAACGTGACAGGCTTTCCTTCCTCTGTCAGTCGGGTTCTGTCAGAATAGATGCGCTGATAGACACCCAGCCGTGTGTCGAACTTTTCAGGACGATAGGTACAGCCGCGCATGGACTCCATACGCTCAATGAACTGGTCGTGATGATACGGCCAAGAACCCTCGCCCTTTGCGGCCAGCTTGAAGTGCGACTCGTCGATGAACCGGCAGGTGTAGACTTTGGGTTCAGCACGAGGCCCATCGGTAATCAGCAGTTTCCCGCCATTGGGCAGGGTGAACACGGGATTACCTCGCCGGTCACGGAAGATGATGGTCTTGTCGTAGTCCACGACCAAACTATTCGGCACAATGCAGTACCGCCCGACAGGTCTGTCAGACTTAAAGGTCATAATGTATTCTCCTTTCTTCTTCGCAAGAGAGGGCGGGGACTTCCCCGCCCTCATTTGGGCATCAGTAGTCGATGCACTCGTCCATCACGTCCGCTACGGCCTTGATGTCCTCAAAGGCGACATTCTCTGTCACGGGGATGGCGACGTACAGCTCCCACTGGCAGAACGGTGTATCCGTGTCCTTGGGGAACAGCACATCTGCGTGCAGCTCCTTCAGCTTCTCATCCGCATTCAGCTTCTCAGCCAGCTTGCGGCCAGACTCCATCAGCGCCTTGCGGATGCTGACGTTCCGTTTTCCGTCCTTTTTGGACATCTCCTCACCGGCCTCTGCGATAATCAGCAAACACGGCTGGCCGTTCACAGTGGCGATGTAGGTGGGGAAGTTCAGGCTGTCGGTCCAGCAGGTGAAATAACCCCAGCGCAGCAGGGGCGGCACCTTCGTGTACCAGTCCATGTCTTCCACAGGAGGCTGATATTCGCCTTTCAGGAAGGCTTCGTACTTTGCCTTATCGTATTCGGCGAGCTTGGTGTCGAAGCCGGAGGGGTACAGTCCGGGCACGCCACGATAATCGGGAACGTTGATGCTGCACAGGGAAGCGGTGTCGTACCGCCCATCCCAGTCCTTAGGGGGTTTCTTGTCGGGGGTGTTAAACTCCCACACGAATACCTCCCCGCAGCCGTTGCAGAAAAACTGAGTTTCGTTGATGCTGATGATTTTGAACATATCTTTTTCTCCTTTCAATTTTTACCCTTATAAATCAATGAACGGTCCTTCGACCCGACATTGGCTCCATCTGAGGTTGCGCGGCTCGTTGTGACGCATGGCATCGAGGTAGCTTTGCGCCTGTGCCCTATCGTTGAACACGAGGGGATGCACCCCATCATGGTTCAGCTTTGACCAATAGTAGGCATAGCCGGATACTTTGGGGGCAGCACAAAGCGTATAGCCATCGCTATCGCGGATAACAAACTTCCATGTTAGCACTCGTCCCATGCCCATAGCAGCCTCTCAATCCGCCGCAGACTCGCCGTAGACCATCACATCGTGGTCGGCGTAGATAGCCTGCAGCTCGTCCTTGGTGATACTCAGGCTGCTGAACAGCCAGTCGTCGGCATCCTTCCAGTCAGAGAACTTGGGGCTGATTTCCTTCCGGAACAGCTCCAGCGTTTCGAACAGGAGGGACTTGGCGCGAAGGGAGAGGTCTTCCTCAGGGTCAGGTGCGGGTATCTTGATGTCGTTTACCTCGTTGAGTTCAACGTCTTCCAAGGAAGTCTCGTAATCCTTCCAGAGATGGGCATTGTCCTCGAACCGCTTGACGATTTCGGCGATGGCGATGTCGGTCGTCGGCTTATGCGTGGTCTCCTCAAAGTAGCAAAACTCAAAGAAGGGATGGTCGGCCTCCGTCTCACTGCCGAAACGCTCGTCGTTCAGACCGAGAGGGCCGGGGATGAAGTATTCGCCGTCATCGAGACTGGCGATAATACGCATCTTTTCTTCCTCCGACATCTGGCCGGCGAAAACGACCTCATGCCGGACCTTGTAGTTGTCCGCGTCACGATAGAGGTATGCGAGACGTGTGTTGGTGATACTCATTGTTTTCTCCTTTCTCCCTGCCTGTGATAAGGACTTACGGGAACTCAAAATGTATGAAAATATATAAAAAAGACAGCTACCCCAAGATTGGGATAACTGTCTGAATTTACGTATGGTGACTTGGAAAACGGAGATAATCTCCTTTATAAAAATAGCTTCGTGATTATAATTCTATACTACCACAGTTTGATATTTTGTCAATCGTTTTAGTCGAAAAGAAAAGCGCCCCGTCAGGGACGCTTTTCGCAGTAGATGATTCTCCTTTCACAATTAACGCACTTCAAACAGCTTCTCAATGTCGAAATCCTTGATGATGTACTCATCAGGATTTGCAACGACTGCATCATACTCTTCACGGCTTTGGAAGCTGTCAATGACTTTCTTTTCAGCGTTACTCAAAGCATCATACGGCTTGGTGCCGTAGTCAGCAGGCAGCCAGCCGCGCTTCATACCGACGAAAATGTTCAGCCGGTCGATGAGCAGTTTGGCGGAGTCCTTGAACTTCAACTTCAGAATGCCTTTCTTATAGAAAGAACCGGTAAAGAACGTGAATGCGATACTTTTACCGACGCTTTTCCCGTTTGTGACATTATCGTTGACAGCAGTCATCGGGTCGATAGCGTTAGGTATATTCTTGCCACCGTTGAGAAGATGCAGAGCGCTTTCCATATCATGCACCACATATGCGGCTTTACCTTGATTGAAAGCATTTCTGTAACAGTCGAAGACGTAGGAATACATGGAGAGGTTCGGGAACACCAAACGGAACCCAGCGGTCTGTTTCTTGTCGAAAGAGCAATATTTCTGGGTGTTCTCACTTGATAGCGTGTCCGCATCGTAATCGTACACATCATACCATTGCCTACTTCCCATGCTCCCCAGCCTATCGAACAGGTTCAGCAGGGAAGTGGTGCAACCCCTACGCAGCTTCCTGTGGATGTCCTCCAGTACCCGCTTCACCGTGTAGTCGTTGAGGTCATAGTCCTTCAGCTCCGTAAAAAGCCGCTCATAATCGGACTTCAGTCCATCAGGCATACAGTCGGTGTTCGCAACTCTGCTCATGAAAACGTTCCAAAAGTGTGCTCGAATCTTCTCCAAGCACGCCATTCGAAGTTCAACGCCGGAATCCCTCCAAGGATGGTCGTCCACGGCCAGTTTGACATAGGGCTGGTCGTAACACTCGGAGCCGCTCATTATAAAGGGCTTAACCTCTTCGTAGGAGCCAATGAAGGAATTGCAAATGCGAGCCTTGAGCTCAAACTCCTCAATGATGTCCTGCGGAAACTTCTTCCGCCAATCGGGAAGGAACGGCTTCTGAACCTCGTAGTCACGCAAAGTCGTAAGATTCTCGCTCAATACATCCGCTTCGTTCCGGCTATATGCGTTCGCCGGCTTGACGTTGACATGGATAATTACCCACTCAGGAGCCGTCCGTCTCGTTCTGTCACGCTTGAACTCCTTCTCCACATAGAACATAGAGGCATTGATTCTCTTCGTTTCCAGCATATAAGACAGCGAAGTGTCTGCAGCCAGTGTGGAGTAGGGAAGGATGGCGAGAAGCTGACCGCCACATTTTCGCAGCATGGTCAAAGATTTGCCAATCCACCGTGCAGCGAAAGCAGGGGAGACCGCCGATGTGTGGGCGAACATGATGAGGGGATAGGGTTTCAGTGTGTTGAACTTTGCAAAGTCGTCGTAGACGACACGAATGCCTTCTTCCTTCAGCGTTTCCGCCACACAAACATCTTCTACCACGGTATCCAAATACTTTTCACCGTAATATGCGCTTTCGTGCTGCCAGACCTTGTTTTTGTTTCTGTACCAGCCAGCAAAGCGACGGAAGCACTCGTGAAGCTGCAGCTCACTCATGTCCCCGCAAATGGGGTTCAGAATGTCGCCATCGCGCACGGCAGACCAGTCCACCATGCGGAGTGCCTTACCGCAGACGTAAGAGGTGAGAGTTTCAGGTGCGGTGGCGTGCCGCTGCCTGACCTTGGGCGCGGACTTCTCGTAAGTGCCCACGCCGTCGCGTTCGAACCAAGCTCTGAACTTCTCCTTTGCCCCTGCGATGGTAGAAGATTGGCTGCCATAGATGTACTCGCCGCGAGCCCAATAATCAGTGCCGCAATGGGCGAACCGATATGCCATATAGTTCTTGGCGTCATCGCGGAGGTTATTTTTGTCCTCAATGATGTACCCCACATTCATACCCTTGTAGTAGATGTCCGTTACGGTATCTTTGTATCCGGAATTCTTTCCGGGGGCTAAAAAGGACAGATGAATTCTGCTCATTATTTTCTCCTTTCTCCCAGCCTTAAAGGTCTTACGGGAAACAAAATGTATTCCTACTGATGAAGCGGGCTGATAGGACACTGGATGGAGATAATGACCGCCAATGCCAGCCCGCCGCCAAAGATGATGATGAGTGCAAGGTAGGCCAGCAAGCTGCCGGTACGTCCCTTGAACTTTTCGCCGATGAAAGTGACGTGATGAAGGCCGAGCCACAACGAGCCGACCAGCAGGAACGCCACAAACAGCATCACACCAACACCTCTGACAGCGCCTAAGAATGTCTGCATGGGTATTCTCCTTTCTATTGATTTTTGCGTTCCGCAGCAATCACGTCCAAAACGTTCCATAACCGCTGCTTGCTCACCTTACCGGACATCGGACCGTCCTCATCCACACAACGCACCACGAAGGGGTAGGTATGGGCTTTCGGCTGGATGCCGATGATGATAAAGTCATGTCCGTCATACGAGTACATCTCACGGTAGGAAATGTCGATGCCAAAGCGTTCAAGTCGATGCTGGATATACTCTTTGTTGCGGTAGAATGCGGCTTCTTCGTCCTTGGCATTTTCCAAGGCCAGAGCATCCTTGTCTGTGCATTGCAGCTCGTAGCAAATCTGCTCCATCTCCTCACGGGGAATGAGGATTTCCTTGCCAGTAGAGACTTCGCCGATTCGCTTTCCAACAACGTACTTCCACGGACGGTACTTGTAGACACCAACAAGTTCGTACTCATATCGTCCCTTCTTGAAGGTGATGCCGAAATCGTTCGGATTCAGCAAACGTTTTGGCGGAACGTCCCGTGGCAAAGTCGCACAGTGAGCGCAGTAGGCATCCCACTCGATTTTTTCGGTCGGAACTTGCGCTTCGTCATGGAATACTGTGCGGTAAAATCTGCACTCAAACAGATTGATGAGAACATTTCGCCTGATTGTTTTGTCCTCCAACTCCGCATCGAAGAGTTGCGAATTCCGTTCCACAACGGTTGCCCTTACGCCGAACTGTGCTGCCACACGCTGCACAGCAGGAAGCATATCCTGACGAATAATCTCGCGGGACACGTCTGAATCGTAATTCGTATCCATCACAATGCGGATACCAATACCGACGATGTAGCTGCCATTTTTCTGAATGTAGCCACAGTTATGGCGCTTGATGCCGAAGCGTTCTGCCCCGAAAGGGTCGTAGCCGCAGTTGGCGTTGCCTTTCAGTTCTTCCGCCACGGCATCCATCAGCTTGTCACGAATCTTTCTATCCATGCCGGTATCAAATGGTACGGCCAGACTAATATCGCTCCATCTTCCGGATGAGCCGTTGAGAGATTTCACATCCATGTTTTTCTCCTTTCTCCCTGCCTATTAAAAGGACTTATGGGCATATAAAATGTATAAAAATATATAAAAAAAGACAGCCACCCAAGATTGGGATAACTGTCTGAATTTACGTATGGTGACTTGAAAACGGAGATAAATCTCCTTTATAAAAATAGCTTCGTAATTATAATTCTATACTACCACAGTTTGATATTTTGTCAATGATTTCAGGCAAAAGAAAAGCGCCCGTAGGGGCGCTTTTCGGTCGTAAGGTCTCTCCTTTCAGGCGGGAAATCTGTGTGTGCTGATAATGCGGAGCAGCTCCCAGCCAAAGGTCTTTTTGTGAGCCTTCTCCTTCCCCTCATCGTCGCCAAGGCAAATAGCTGTGAAGACGTGCTTTCGTGCCTTGGGGTGGATGGCAGTAAGAACATAACTGCATCCGCAGAAGTCAAACATTTCACGGTAGACGATGTCGATGCCCTCCTCGTCGAGTCGGCGTTGGATGACCTGCTTGTTCTTGTAGAACATAGCTTCTTCCTCCTTGCCTGACTCAATATGCTGGTCAGCAGCCATGCTGTCCTCAATATCACGTAGAATCTCTTCCACGCGGTTGAAAGGCCATTCAACAGTCTTGCCGGGTTCCCTGCCGTCCATCTGGCGGAGGGATACTCCGATGGGGAGGCTGTTTTTGTCGATGCCCTCGATACAGTAGGTCGTTTCAATATAAGAGAACAACCTGCCGTAATCGGAATACTTCAGTTTATAGACTGGCTGCATGATAGTTTTATCCGCTTTGTGAAGCCTGAAGTGTTCCTCCCTCTGCCGGCAGAAGGCATCCCAGATGATTTTGGAATCAGGAATATCCTTGTCGGCATAGTAGGACGTCCGATAGAAGACAAAGGAAAACTTTGCAACATAGGTTTTCTCGACTCGCGGCAAAGAAACAGGCTTCTCATTTGAGTAGACGCTCTTCGACATACTGGCCCAGTCCGTCTGAATACGTGGTACAGTGCCCAGCACCTGTTTCGGTGCAAACACACGCGCACTGTGCTTCGCCGCAGCCTGCTTCGCAGCAGCCATAACATCATCATACATATCCGTCCAGCAGAGCTTCATCCCCCGCTTATTATCTGCGAAGAGCATATTGTTGAGGCAGATTGCAAGCGATATATGGGTGATAGTCGCAGCTCCGCCGGAAACGTAGCAGATGTTGATGCGACGGTTGCCGCAGCGAACCTCACCAAAGGGGTCCTTACAGCAGTAATCCTTGTCTTTCAGCGCATCATAGACGTGGTTGCACAGTGTCGTGCAGAGGGATGAACCCTCTGCACGTCCTATGTCGGCTGCGGTGTCAATGGTTTTCAAATCCATGGCGTTCTCCTTTCTTTGTTTTTAAGCTCCCTGCCCTCTGCGGTCGGCGATGATTCGCTCGATGACCTCCTTATACATGAACATAACCTTTTCACCGACAGCCTTTCCTTCTTCAATATCCTCAATGCAAGTCGCAGTAAAGATGTAGAGGCTTTGTGCATTCGGCGTGATAGCAGTCAAGGCGTAGGTGCGTTTGCCGTATTGGAACATCTCACGATACATGAGGTCCACACCATCACGAGCGAGGGCAGCTTTGATGCAGTCCTTGCCTTCGTAAAAATCAGCTTCCTCGTCCTTCGCAGCTTTCAGATTTCGTGCGGGGATATCGGCGTCATCATCCAAAAGAGGTCGCCGAAGATTTGCCAACGGAACCACGATGATACCTTCGTCTCCCGTACTTCCCGCAGGCTGCAGTCGCACGTCCAAATAACTGAACTCGTCCGCAAAGTCAACGATACGATACATGGCACCCTCATAGAGAAACTCACGCTCATAATCGGTTGCTTTTAACGGATAGAGAGGCATATGAGGAGGGCCGTTGGTGCGTCCTTTTTCATCCTCAATATCCTCTTGCAATCGCAGGCATCGGGCATCCCAGATGATTTTCGCATCAGTCACGTTGGGGTTGTTGTGGTACGGCGTCCGGATGAACTCGATACCGAACACGGCAAACCGGAATCTCCGTCCAGCACTATTGCGCTTTGTCCCGAACGATGGCCTTTGTACGAAAATTCGCGCCTTATAAGTGTCCGCCACATACCACAAAGCCGCTTTAATATCATCGCGCATCTCACCAACGCATGACTCAACGTACTTGGGATTGTCTGCGTCTACGATAAGGTTGAGTGTGACTTCTGTGATATTAGCTTTTTCGTACGAAACCTTGCACGGACGGGGAAGGTCGGGGTCATTTCCGTAGCGTTCTTTTCCGAAGGGGTCTTTACAGCAATAGGCCTGTCCCTTCACATTGAACTCAACAACCTGCTTGATGAACTCACAGAGCCCATTCTTGTTGGTGATTGCTCCCGCACCAACGGTAGTATCGAGTGTGTGCAGGTTCATGTTGTTTCTCCTCTCCTTTCAATTAAGTAACTTGTAGATGACTCAACAATCGTTAGTGCCGTGTAAGGAGCACCTGTATGAACTTTCTTACCATCGAAATTCTTCAATGCAAAATATCCTCTTACTCTTCTCCCTGTGATAAAGCACTCTTGTCCGTTGAACAGGACTTTATCCCAGAGCCGGAAACCAAACACCTCATAGGGAGCTTGATTCCGTTTACGGATACCACCCTTAATGGGATTGACCTTATGCAACTGCCGGTTATGATGCCGAACGGCTCGGATACGATAGAGCGTATCGCTGGGCTGTGCGTCCGGCACACGAGCGATGCAACGGGCATCGTTCACATGGGATTTCTGGATGGCGTGAGTCTCGCGCAACAGCTTTGTGATATAGCCGTAAGTCTCCTTCACAGGAATACTGAGCTCATTGCGAAGCCTCCGCATCAGAGTTTTACGCATGATACCCATGAATGCCGCATCGCGGAAACTCTTACCCCGTTTCCTCTTACCCTCCTCCAGAGTAACAACTCCTGCGTGTAAGAGCCTATGGCACTTCTCACAGAGGGTGATAAGGTTATTGGGGGCATTGCCTCCGACATGGCGGCTTTCCTTGTGGTGGACTGCAAACTTCACTGGAGCCTTATCTGTGGACTGGATTCCGCAGCACTGGCAGGTGTAGGTATCCCTCTTGAGAACGTACTGGCGAACGTTATATTCGTCGTACATCTCTCCGAGCTGATAATCCGTACCGACCGGTAGGGGCTTACCCTCCAGCATAGCCTTGAGCCGCTGCACATCAAACTCCGCTGTCTCCACGATGACCACGGAGATAGGGAGGATGGCACACGTTCTCTTGATGGCTGTGATATGCTCTTGGATTTTTACCTCTACCGAAGGTGCCAGCCAACCCTTATGTTTACTGTGGACGCGGTTGTTAAACCGTACAGCACGGTAACGAGTCTTGCGGTTCCTCCGGCTGCGGCGCAGCTCCCGCCTCGTAGAGAGCAACTCAACCACATCGTTGCGAGGCTTTACCTCCGCAGCGAAGAGTTCCTTGCTCTCGGTACAAGCGGACAATCCGATGAACTTGCTTCCGGCATCTACGCCCAGCGTGATATCCTGTTTATATTCGCTGCTGCGGTGCAGCAGGCGAATGGTAAACGGGGTACGCCGGACCACTGTTGCCTTGTGGTCTCTCAACATGATGCGAGCCTTCCGTGGGGAGCACGGCATCAAAGGCTCGCCGTGCTGGTTGAGTACATACACATACATTGATGTCGTCTCCTTTCTTGTCGTTGTGACAGTTAAACTTAGACAAAACTGTCCTCTCTGTAGAGAGTGAGAATCCTTCCCCAAGGTTTTTCCGAGGTTTCCATGTATGCAGCACTGTTCCTTACCCTCAGAACTGTTTAACCACATACCGCAGAGCGTGGGATTAGGATTTACGTCCCACGGTGCCTATACATTCTCGGATAACGTAGTGCTCGAAGCACTTAGGGTAGTCAATCAGGGCTTGCAGCTATTCACCACAAGCCCGTGGTTTTAACCACGGGTTATTGACACTGTTTTCACCCATTCCAATGATGCGATACAGAATCAGCACCGTAGCGTTTCTTACCGAACGGGTCTCGTCCGCAATAGGTCTCGTTCCGAAGGGTATATTCAAGCCGGCTTCTGATGTCCGTCTCCAGCAAATCGGTGTCAATTTGCTCGGCACCGTATGCGGTATCCAAAGCATCTAAATCCATGGTATTCTCCTTTCTTTTGCCTTCGGGCAGCTCAGGCGGCGACGCACGCTGCACCGCTGCCCGAACCGCGCAGAGCAGGGGAGAGGCGAACCTCTCCCGTGCCTGCCTGAGTCAATCAGAATTTCTGCATTCCGCCATGCGCTCGATGAGGTCCCACCCGAAAAGAACACGGTGTCCATATTCGGGGGAGTCTGCATCACAGCAGACAGCACCAAAGATGTTTGTCCGTGCATCCGGAAAGATTTCGGTAAGCACAAAACTCGTACCGAGCGTATCGAAAATCTCTCTGTAGGTTACATCGAGCTCTTTCCACGCTTCAAGCATTTCAGCCCAAGACGACATACTCGTCTGCCGTGAGTGGGCCATGCGTTTTGTGAGACTTATTTTGTTCTTGTAAAACAACGCCTCCTCATCTTTAGCCTTCAGCACGGACAACGCAGTTTTGTCCTCGAAGTCATCCTCGTAAAGTGCAAGTTCAATGTCCTTAGCCCTCACATCTACCTTTTTGCCAGCGTTTTTCCCCTTGACGTATTCGAGTACGACGGAGGAATTGGGCTTCTCATGGTTGATGCTGAGAATACGGACAATGGGGCTGCGAGGTTTCCCCGGCTTGAGGGGGAATTCACGACCGAAGTCCGCTGCACACAGCTCGTGCTTCGGAAGCGACTCTTTGCTTACTCTCCGGTCAACCATTGCCTTTCGACAGTAGGCATCCCAAAAGATTTTCTCGTCTGGAATCTCCGGATTGTCGAAATACGTCGAGTGGGCGAAGGTGAAATCAAAGTGAAAGAGGGGAAATGCAGCTCCATTAAGGGAGAACCGTCGTTTCTCTATGCCTTTCACAAAGCAACGTGCTGACCACTGTTCAGCGGCTACCTTTACGGCCCGTTCCAACTTTTCCTGCAGTTCGTCTATAAACGTCGGCTGCGGGGCCCCCATCTGTGATAGCTTTTCGAGAAGCAGTGATAGCTTTTCGAGAAGCAAGATGTTCACAGAATAGTGTGTGAGATAGAAGCATTCATCGTCATCGGAGACTTTGATGTCTGCCAGCGCATCAGGAAAATCACTTCCGTAGGATACATAAGTCTCTGTTGTCCGGCAGAATGTAGTTGGGTCAATACCCAAACGCTTCACTCCAAAGGGGTCTCCCTCACAGTCAGGTTCATTGCTGAACGCCTTTTGGACGACATCAATGATTGTGTCACGGATATTCTCCATGATGATAGCATTGGCGTGATACTTTTCGTGCTTGAGGATAGGTCTTGGAACCATCGTGTCAATGGCACGCAAATCCATGTTTTTCTCCTTTCTCCCCGCCTACAAAGAGGACTTATGGGAATCCCAAATGTATGATAATATATAAAAAAAAGACAGCCATCCCAAGATTGGGATAACTGTCTGAATTTATGTGGTGACTTGAAAACGGAGATAATCTCCTTTATAAAAATAGCTTCGTAATTATACTTCTATACTACCACAAACAGATACTTTGTCAATGAATTTAAGGCGAAAAAAAGAAGCTCCCGAAGGAGCTTCTTTCAAAATTGTTGTAATTATTCGGTTTTCACAGCCGGCGTGGTGACACCATCGAAGATATTGCCGATGACACGGTATTTAGTGCCGAGCAGCTTGCAGAACGGTACGAAATGGCCGTTATCATAGGCTTCATCCATCAGCTCTGCCGCTGTCTTCGTCTTCAGAGACTCATTCACCAGCAGGCCAAAGGAACCGTTGCGGAACACGACTGTGTGCTCGTTAAAACGAGCCGTGGGGTGGAAGCCCTCAAAAGTCTCTACAATGTCTCCCTCGAATACCTTGGTTCCATCCTTGTCGTCGATACCGGTATACTGCGTAACGGTATCCGCGTAGACACCGCAAACGTCGCGGCTTTCAGCCGTGTCGGACAAGTACGTGTAGATGATGGCGAAGTCCTTCGGGCTATTATGGGGACGTGCGGCGCCCCCGTAAACCCAAATTCCCGGCAGGGGTGCTCCGGTTGCCATGCGAACTTTCTCGCCATGCCGCCGAATCTGGCCGCGAAACAGAATTTCTTTCACTGCTTTTTCTCCTTTCATTTTTCAATGCAGTCCGTGTAGTTTTTTCCACTGGGCTTTATCCATCCAAGGACCGTCGAAGCTGTCGTCCACACATTCAGTACGGAGACAGTTGGGGCAAACGAGACAGTCCACAGCCCGCCGGACACGACCGGTCTTGAACCGCACACCATGTTGGATGATTTCTTCCTCCTCCACGAAGTAGCTCGGTTCAAGCTCGCAGCCACAGGTGCCGCAGATGCCGAATGGGTTCGTATCGCCCTTGTAGGTGCCGTTCTGTTTTTGGATATTCTCCTGAATCACTGCATGGTAATCCGTCGCCATCAGAACTGCACCTCCTCAAATTCAATGACCCATACCCACGGGTTTTCGGCCCACTTTGACAGGGCCTTGTGTTCGGGAATCGTGCTGTCCCACAGCTCGATAAACTTCTCCTGAAGGGACATGGTGTTCTCGCCGGAGGTACTGTCACAGGTGATGCCCTCCTTAGTGAAGTCCTCGTCCTTCATGTCATTCAAATGTTCCAACCGCACATCCGTCACACGCAGGAAAATGCGTGCCGCCTCTTTGGGCATATGAATGGACGGTGTCCAGTGAATGAGGGAACTCACCTCAGGGGAGTTTTTCAAATCCTCATCCGAATAATCGGCCTTGTAGAGCCAGCGGTTGAAATCGCAGGCACAAGTTGTCTCACGGACATACAGGATATCGCCCTTATCAAACGGGGCGCGAAAGCTGCGGATGACAGCATCCGTATCAGCAAAGGCTGCCACGAGACGCCCATCACCGTCACGGTACAGACCTTCCGCTCGTTTGCCGGCGAAGTGAAACGCACCACGGCGTGTTACCGTCTTGCGCCCCTCGCGGATGGCACGTACCATCTCGCCGTTGAACAGGATAGGCTTCAGCTTCTTGTCCTTGAAGATGTCGGGGTCATAGTGGACACCGGCTTTCTCGCGCAGCTCCTTACAGCGGGAACCTCTGTAGATGCTGGTATCGCACTCCCTGACCGGACAATTCGTGAAACAGGCACTTCTGTCCTCGGTAGGCTTTGTCATGTTTTTTTCTCCTTTCTTATTTAACTGCTCCAGCGCATCCATTCAGGTACAGGTCCGTAGCCGCGCTGCGCTTGCGGGGAAGCAGGGTAGGGGTACGGTCTCGCTCCTGCTACATGAGCCACAGCAACCGTTCTGCAGCCGCCGGACGGTGTCCTGTACTGCCGAATCGCCGGCGCGTACAGGAACCCGTCTACAGCTTGCCTTACGGTCATAGCCGAAAACTTCGGCGCTCTCCAGCGATGCTCCTTCGAGTAATAGATTTCACGCACTCTGCACGTTGCGACCGTGACAGGGATACGTGGGTCATCTACTGTGTGCTCACAGACAATAGCAATAGATGTCTTGCCAACTCTGGCCGCATCTTCAACCATTCTCTGCAATGCAAGGCGCTGGCCGTAGGGCATAGCAGCATCACGGTGCTTTACTTCGAAAAACACATATCCCTTATCATGATATTCGATTAGTCCGTCGATATCGGTAGGGTAGAGGTTGTGCTTGTTTTCGATGGTCATGCCCGTGAAGCTGATGAGCTGTTTCATCCTCGTGGGAAATTTAATGTAGTCCTTCCTCACGGGTGTTTCCTCCTTTCTTTGAGGCATCCCCCTTAGCGGGGGATGCCCTTGCCGTTTTTCAGCATCGAAATGACCTTCGCAGCAACGGCATCGTCGGCTACAAACTGGTTATAGCCGTTCTTCAGACTGTTGCTGGAAAAGTCCTTTGTGTCCTTGGCGTAGCGGCACATAGACTGGCTGGAAATCGGGCCGTAGATGGAGTGCTCGGTGTTTACGTAGACACAGCTATCGCCGCAGGTCACGAAACCGGAGCATCCGCGCCGCTGCCCATTGACAGCGATATTCTTCAGTTCGACCTTGATTTCCATACCGTGCTGCTCCGCCAGTGTGGTGAGACTGTTCTTCAGCTTCGTTGCAAACAACATAATCTCACACCACCTTTCGTTCCACCCAGACATCTCCCAGCTTTGCACACTCGTAGTGGTAGGGGCAGTCGTAGTGGGAATCGCAGCCTTCGTCAACGAAGGTCTGGCAGGTGGCGCAGTCCAGATTGTGATGCAGCAGCCGCCGGATAACATCCCGTGCATTTGCAGTTTCGACTGCAAGGTAGGAAAAGGCTCTCGCCTTGACGCTTGCGTCGTGTTCGTCCGTGTAGTAGAGGGAAGACGCACAGAGGACCTTTGCGCCGAACACGCGGCGGCACTCCTCATCGGAGAGCATCTCGCCGACGAACGGAAAAAGCCCACGTCTGGCTCTGAGCTGATTGCTGACGAAAGCGTGTGTGTTCTTCGCCAGCTCCACGCCCTCATGTGCCTCCTCCGGTGTGTCGAAGGACAACGCACACACATCCACCAGAGAGCTTTCGCCGACGGGGGAGTGGTTCACATAGAGCATCACGTACTTCTTGCTGGGCAAGGTCGCAGTTCTTGTTGCATCCTCGCCCTTGAGACACACGTAACGCGCCACGTTGTCGTTCCACACAAACTGCTTACAAGAAGCGCAGGTGTTCTCCGGCTTATCGCATCCGACTTTCGTCTCAACGACCTTGATGTTTGCCATAATTTTCTCCTTTCTCCCAGCCTGTTGTGAGGCCTTACGGGAATACAAAACGTATGTAAATATATAAAAAAAAGACAGCCACCCCATGAATGGGATAACTGTCTGAATTTATTGCGGTGACTTGGAAAACGGAGATAATCTCCTTTATAAAAATAGCTTCGTAATTATAATTCTATACTACCACAACCTGATATTTTGTCAACTACCTCCGTGTCCTGAAAATGAAAAAAGAGCCGCCGAAGCGACTCTTTTTCCGTTATGAGGTTTAATTTTCAATAAAAATGGGAGTCATATCCTGCACGCAGGTATAGCGGCCACGAAGAGCGTCGATTTTTGCCTGAGCATCCTCGAAGGTAGCAAACTTCTGTGCGGAAGAGGCAAAAGAGGTTATGTGCATCCTGCTGCGGCTGATTTTCTCCAGATACTTGCCGGAAAAACCGCCTTTGGCGAACATCACCGCATAGGGTTTCGGCGCCATCAGCTTGTCTGTGGCGGGCTTCACTTCCAGATTGAATCTCTGAAGCAGGTCTCCAAGCTGTTCGGACGCATCCTCATCACTGGCAAACAGCAGCGCATCGCACGCTTCCTTCACATAGTGAACCGTTCTTGAACATCCGAACTTCTCGAACCCGCTTACGTAGCCATAGCTACGATGCTTCAGCACGACAGGCCCATCCACAGCCTTTGTATTCTTCGGGACGGGGCGCAGGCGTTCACCGCGCCGCGTTCCGCTGAACGACATGAAGATATAGTGGGCCTCGTGGTCTTTCAGCATCTCACGCGCCTCATCCAGCCAGACCTCCAGCTCGTCCGTCGTTCTGACGTACTTCCACAGAAGGTGCTCGCCGGACGTGTAGGGCATCAGCGTTACGTTCAGGTCGTTGACACCGGGGTTGGCAGCGAGGATGTCCTCCAGAGAGGCGGCATCCTTCACCGCACGGGCGAACCACTTCCGTGTCTGAGCCCCGTTGAGCCACTTGCTGCCGTACACCATGCACTCGGTATCGTTCTCAGCGAAGGTGTCATTTATCTTCGCCATGAACTCTTCTTCCGGCAGCTCCAGAGCGTTACGGCCCATCATAATGAACCAGTGACGCTCACGCACTTCACGGCGTTTGGAGTTTTTATCGTAGATAACCTCGGTGCAGTTGTTGCTGCCGCCCAGTGCCAAAGGAATGATGCCGCGAGTCGTCTTGATGAACGTGCGAGAATCAATGATAGTGTATCCCATGATTTTTCTCCTTTCTTTGCATGAAGCAGCCTCACATCACACCATCGTCAACGACATCAATAAAACCGTATTTCAGGCTGTCGTTAATACCGTGAACGCTGTGCCCGTTATCGAAATCCTTGCGGAGCTGAGAAGCAGAGGTCTTGGCATCGCCTTCGCCATACTCGAACATCTCAGTCTCGACGCAATTCGACACGATTTTCTTCAGCTTTGTGTGAGAGGTCGTTGCAGCGACCAAGCGCATGGAGTCTCTTGACTTCCATGCATCGCAGGAAAACACGATGTAAATTGGCTTATTCACAGTCCTTGCTCCTTTCTTTCCGGCCTTTACGGTCGATTTCAGCCACAGGATAGGGCGATGCCTTTCTCATGTTGCTGTCCATGATTCTCATTACATGAATGAGCATCTCGGAATAAGCACGATGCATCGTCTCATAGCGGGCACGCCATGTATTATCATCATTGTCGTTGACGCGGGAACTCAACCCCATGCTGTAATACAGCGCAGAGTCGATATCCACCATCTCCGCATCTGTCAGATGGCAGATGTATGCGCCAAGCTCGTTCGTGGAGACTGCCATCGGCTGCTCACACAACGCCGTGCTGGGGCGGCTTGTGCTGGTGATGAGTACATGAGAGGGAAGCTGCATCTTCGGGGAAGACGTGGTAAACACGACCTCCACGACACTGCTGTACCGATTCAGGTCATCAGCGGATACGACGATAGCGGGACGGTGGCCCCTGATGACAGAGCTGTTAGAGGGCTGGCCGTCCTTGTCTCTGAACTGACTTCCTTCCGGTGCCCAAGGAGAATAAATCTCAATCTCCTTGGCATTGACCCAGAACACATCACCCCTGCGGATGATGCCTTTTCTACCCATAGATATGGACCTCCTTTCCGTCAGAATTGGTCACGCACATGGGAACGCCGAAAAAAGACAGAACCGACTCAATCGGCTCTGTCTCCATGCAGCCAAGGTGACAACGCTTGTTTTCGTAGGTCGCCTCGACATATTTCTCGTTCACCATGATGGGCTCGTGGCAAACGCAGCATTCGCCACAGGTGTGAACCTTCTTCTTTACTTTCATTTTTTAACTCCTTTCTTAAATAATTCGCGGATAGCCTGCTGACGCTTCGCTTCGCAGGTCTGCTGCTGCTTCTCGATGGCGGCACGGACTTCGGCAATGCAGCGCTTCGCACGGTTATCCTGTTCAGGCGTGAACGCTTCGCGGCGCATGGCGTAGACGATGTCCATACGTTCGGACTGCTCCTGCAGCACATAGAGAGGTACGCTCATACGCCCACCTCGACTTTCTTTGCATGAGGGCCGGCCTCACTCCAGACCTTCTTCGTCCAGTCGTAGCTGATGACGCTGTCCTCAGGCGACTTTTCAGGGTAGCGGGGCTGATAGGCAGCCATGAACGTATCCCTCGTGTGAGCGAAGTAGACGTTCTCTTTGTCGGTCCAAACCCCGCCGAGTTCCTTGATGACGCGCTTGAAGCTATACATGGAAGAGGGCTGAACGACCCGCAGAAGGGGATGGCTCAACCCGCAATCGTTGAAGCGGTCGTCCTTTTTGGCAATTTTCAGTTCCATCACAGCTCACCTCCCTGATAAGGGCGGCTGCGTCTGTTACGGAACGGAGGCATCACCGGTGCGGTGTAGCTGGTCAGCTCACCAGTCAGCTTCACAGGTACGCAGGCGAGCAGACCTCGCTGCTGTCTGTACTGATGTGCCAGATTGTTGCGGGCCTGACGCTCCGATACGGCCATGGTCGTACCGCCCCACTTATTCGTGGAGATGTCGTCATACACACGGATAGGGCCGAGGTAGCGATAAACCTTTTTGGGCTGTGCCATAGTTCATTTCTCCTTTCGTTTTTCTTGCAAAATGTATAAAAATATATAAAAAAAAGACAGCCACCCCACGAATGGGATAACTGTCTTGATTACTTATGGTGACTTGGAAACGGAGATAATCTCCTTTATAAAAATAGCTTCGTAATTATAATTCTATACTACCACAGTTTGATATTTTGTCAATTCCTTTTGGCTTAAAAAAAGAGATGGGTGCTTTGCATCCATCTCTTTCAATTTAGCTATTTTGCAATTCGTAATTGTACTGTGCTACCCAGCAATCGCAAAGTGCATCAGAAATGATTTCACTTCTTGCCTCGTCGTCATCGACAATGAGAAGCGCAGACAAGGTTTTCTTTTCAGCGTCATCAAGTTCGAATTCTTTTGCGTTTTTATCTTGGTCAGGCATATTTGTGCGAGCCAGAAGGGTTGAGTATTTAGTATAGTCGGGTGCAACAAAGTAGTCAACTGCCATATCCAGTCCAATACTGAGTATCATCAGATTGCCCATTGTTCCGTTAGGCTCTTGCTTCTTTTTCTTGGATTCAGGCTTTAAGCATTTTCCGTTTCTGTCGTAAATGATGGCTCTATCTGCTGCCTCAATCGCATCATTTGTAACATTATAGCATCTTTCCGAATAGTTGCGAAGCTGTGAATTTGCTTCTGTTCCAAATAGTGTCGGTGCAATGGAACAGTCGTCTTCCATTTTTTCTTTCAGCCTTTTTACATACAATTCTTGGAAATCAATGGGCCCACTCTTTTTGCCTTCATAAATAAAATTATCTTGCTTAAACCCACTTGCCGTTCCCTGCATCATGTATTTGTCACGCTGCTTGCACTCTGTCCGAATTTTCTTTTGAATCGCCAACGAGTCTGCATATGGTGTGGCCGCTATTTGAGTAAACAGGCAGGAATATCTGTTAGGCAGGTGGATAGGGGCACATTCATCACCAAATAGAATTCTTTCGCAAGACTTGTTCAAGAAATAATATGCCAGCTTATATAGCCCACCAATAGGTACAAAAAAGCCTTCCGGTCTTTTTCGACTTGTCTGAATTCCGGAATCTATTCCTTCAATAAACAACTCATATGGGCCGACAGTAGTAGCAACTCCTGTATCCGGCTCCTTGAGTCGTGCCATTTTCGATTCATTTATTCCGATTGCTGCGGAGAGACTTCTCATGTTCCATTCCCCGTACATACGAGGTGCTTTGGTAATGAGATACATTTCTTCATAGACCTTCGCGGACACAAGTCTTCTTACATTATTCAGCTCTATTCCGAACGCAGTGTATATATCGTTTGAGGCCTTGCGGTTAGAGGTGCTTAACTCACTATTATAAGAAACGCGGGTGTTCAGTGCTTCGGCCCACTTTTTGCAGTCCATGAAGGCTTCAATTCCATCAATTCTTTTTCTCATTCTTTTTCAGCCTCCATTTCTGCGAGTTTTGCTACGAACTTTTTCACGGCTCTCTTAAATTCCGTCTTATTGGCAGCGGGCATGAAATAGTACGCATCTATAATATCTTCCGTCGTTGAGTGTTTCGCATATAGACGCAATGTGCTTGGCATTCCCATTAACCAATGTAGAGACACTCCAAATGCAGCCGCTATATGAGGTAGTTGCTTTTCGTTGCAGGTAGTGAGCGACGCTCTTACGAACATGATTCGAGCTAATTCGTGGATAATTTCTTTTTGCTTATCGTCGATATCGAAAGGTTCTTCGTTTTTCTGTATGCGTTCGTCTAAATTTAAGATTTCTTTTCGCTTTATAGAGCAATGCCGAGCAAATACATATTGAACTCTCGTCGCTGGACGCAGCATTGCCGTTTTTGTTTGGTCACTCCAGAACCTATGTCTCCACATCGTACTTATCATACTTTGTGCAGATTCTCTTATAAAGCCATCTCTGGCGATTTCCGGAAGACTATCTATCAGTTCATACATCTCTTGGATGTCTTCTGGTAAATCTTGCAGCTTTGGGAAATCTTTATCCGTAAAGGATATCATGTCTGCGTAGGAGGCATCCAGCTCAGTCAGTATACGAAAAGCGCATTGCCAATTTATTCCTTGCCAACCTATCAGTCTTTGGGTTTCGCCATTTGTAATTGGGAGTCTGTCGAAAAGCACACTGTCCAATTCTTCTTCTGGGCAGATAAGTTGCTCAACGAACCTTTTCTTTTTCATTTCAGCACGATATGGAGTGGCATCACCAACAATGCTCTTCACCTTGTTGAGAACTCCTTCGTCCTCCGCCACGTGTAAATAGCGGAGGAGAAGGATGAGTGACTTATATGCAGTTGCTGATAGATTCTCTTCATACTGTTGTACGTTGCTTGTGCTGTTAGCATCTCTTCTGAAAATTGCGCTCATGTCTGAGCTCCCCCTTTTGTAAAAATGCGGTCGTTACGGTTTCTTATTTCAGTTGCCTCCCGCGCCGATGATGGAGTCCACCATCTTACATGAACCTTTTCCTCGGTTCAACAGCTCTTTTGCATCCTTTTTAGCTTCTTCATATTCCGCCGGATACGCCATCATAAGTGTCATGTACCGATTCCAGCCAGACTGTTCTGTGCCGAGGAAGTCTCCGGCTCCTCGAATGCGGAGGTCTGCCTCTGCGATTTCGAAGCCATTGTTGGTCTGAACCATAGCGTTCAGGCGCTCCATGGCCGCCGGTGTGGGCGACGGGCCCGCATCCAACACGCAGTAGGACTGCACGTTGCTGCGTCCCACACGCCCCCGAAGCTGGTGCAGGCTGGAAAGCCCGAACCTGTCCGCGTTGACAATGACCATCATGGTAGCCGTCGGAACATTCACGCCAACCTCAACGACCGTTGTGCTGACAAGCACATCCACTTTACCGTTCTTAAAACGAGACAGAATCCCGTCCGCCTCGTCCTTCGGTGTTTTGCCGGTAATCGTTTCGATACGGACTCCATACGGCTCCAGTACGGAACGGTATTCCTCGCTGACTTCTTCAACGGATTGCACGCCCTCCAGTTTCTCGCTCTTATCAATAAGAGGGCAGACAACGTAGGTCTGATAGCCTTTACGCTTCTGAAGCAGGATAAATCGGAAGATTTTTTCCTTACTCGTTGCGATACCGGTAATCACCGGCAGGCGTCCATTTGGCATCGTCTTGATGGTGTGGAGCTGTACGGTGTCTCCGTACAAGACCTGCGCCAGACTGCGAGGAATAGGCGTCGCCGACATGGTGATGGCGTGTACGCCTCCAGAGGCTTTTTCCACTAACGCAGCACGCTGGTCAACTCCGAACTTATGCTCCTCGTCCGTTACCGTAAGTGCGAGATTCTTGTATTCCACACTTTCTCCGATGATAGACTGAGTTCCAACAATGAGACTTGCATCTCCGTCCTTGATAGCGGCGAGGACTTTCTTCTTCTCGCTGGCCTTCAGGTCACTGCCGAGCCATGCGACGTTCACGCCGAACGGCGCGGCCAACGCAGAGAGCTCCTCGTAATGCTGACGCGCCAGCACAAGCGTAGGCGCCATCACCGCTGCCTGATACCCGTTCTCGGCCATGACCATCATCATACAGAACGCCACAATGCTCTTTCCACAGCCCACGTCTCCTTGGACAAGCGCATTGATGCGATGTCCGTCTGCAGCAAACTGTATCATGCTTTCTATGGCATCCATCTGGTCTTGCGTGAGAGAGTAGGGAAGTGAAGCCTTTATTTTCTCATACCAACCATGTGTCCGTATTGAGAACTGGCTTCCTTTGGATATCTTTCTCGCTGCCCATTCATTTGCCATCGCAAAATAGACGAGGTCTTCCTGCAGCAGTCGGGCTTGTCCTGCTTTAATATCCTGTTCGGAAGAAGGAAAGTGTAGCATTTTGAGGGAAGTCCAGAAGCTCTGTAATCCCTTTTTGTCAAGGTAATCAATAGGAAGCGTTTCAATCATCCCGATAGTCCGGTCAGATGCTTCTTGAATCTTTTCTCTCAGGTAGGCATCGCTCATCCCGCCGATTTGTGCGTAGATGGGCCGGATGCCCGGTGCTTGTCCGTATGACGGCTCGAATATCTCCGGACCTGTCATGGTGAAGTTGTTATATTTACTATTGTATCCGACCTTGCCGGCTACATATACGGTTTCTCCAACGCAACTGGACACCTTTCGGAACAGGTAGTTCTGTCGGAACCATGTGATGACCAGCTTTTGCCCACTCTGTGGCATCGTGCAGTAGGCAATGAGCATGGGCGTCTTGGATGAAGTCTGAACGTATGAGCCTTTGTAGCGGAGTTCCTGTCCGAAGGACTTTACCTCATCCACTGTGACAAGGCAGGCCTGTTCAGCGCCGTCTATTAAATAAGGAGCAAGCTGTCTGTAGTCCTTGTAGCTTTTCGGTATATACCTCAGCAGGTCTTCTGCAGAGTAGATGCCCTTTTTCTCGAATTGCTTTGCTTTCTGTGGCGTGACGCCCAGTGTTGATAGCTTGATTGTAATAATCCTCACCTCCGTAGATGGTGAACACTTGTGCTCGGTTGGACTATTCCAGAATATTCCAACTTGAAAATGATAACAAAAAAGTCGCTCTCTTTTATTCTGATGTCTAAAAGGAGCGGGAATTTATTTGTTTTGACCAACAATGGCTCCTTTTGGGGAAAGCGTTTTCATCTATGGGAAAACGTGGGGAAATCATTCTTGTTTGTGGGGCCATGTCCCATTATAAACACGAACATAAAATTTTGTCAAGTCAAAATCGCTACAAAATCAAAAAAATTGTCAAGTTGTTTTTATTCTCCTTCTAAATATTTTGTCAAGTCTCAAACCCAGCACCACAACTATGCTTTTTGTAGAAACGGCTGATTTAGGCGTATGTCCTGCCGGTTAGATTTTTTGTCTTTATAATTCGACTTGACATTTTCCTACGTTCGTGTTAGTATTGAACCGTGGACAGGGCAAGGAAATCGAAGCCGCAAAGCTCGATTAGAATTGACATTTTTCTCTTTTAGGGAAGTATAAACGTCAAGATTCCTAAACCCTCTCCGGTTTTCTTCTTTCTTTTATCAAACTCGTAAGCGCAACATAAAACCAGCCTCCTGAGGGAAGTGCGCGGAGGCTGCTTTGATACCGTGCCGGCTCCGGTAGGGGAGCTTTGAATGGTTCGACTCCGTTCGGTGCGCCAACTGTTTTCACCGCTGTTGTCTTCACCTTCATCTTTTCCAATCATCAGCGGACGTGAGAACCTCTTTCTTCATCATGCAGCACCGATTCCCCCCCCCACGGTGATGCAACACGGAGGGGTTGCGGCCATCTTAGCAGCTCCTCCGTCACCCCAAACGGCGACAAGTAGCACAATAGATGGTAGTGCATCCCGCCTAAGAGAGCTCCTTGAGGGCTGTGGGATTGTGCCGGTTCGAGTCCGGTCGTCGCCCTTACCATCCTCAACCGAGGATGTGCCTTAACGGGGAGAATTTGGGCTTGGGCGACGTTGGTAAGGCCGCCGCCCAGCCTTAATTCTTCAAACCACATGATGGCGTAGCATAATGGTAATGCCGTGCCTCTCTCACAGACAACGTTATGCTGGTTCGACCCCAGCCGCCATTGCCAACCGGCGTTCCACCCACCCCGCCGGTATTCATCTCTCTTCGTTTCTCTTTCGAGAGAAGGCGGTGGCCTCCTGTACGGAGGCCGCCGCCAACTACCAAAACTTGCTGGTGTAGCTCAGTAGGCAGAGCGGCGCACTCGTAACGCGCAGGTCGTGGGTTCGACCCCCACCGTCAGCTCCAATCCACACTTTTTCTCTTTCTTTTCATTTTTATCCCCCCACTGTACGAAGCCCTCACAGACAACGCAGTTGAAAATTAAATTTCAGCCGCACCGCCTGTGGGGGCTTCACCCCATCTATCACCTATGCTGCTGTAGCTCAGTAGGTAGAGCGGCGGATTTGTAACCCGCAGGTCGGGAGTTCGAGCCTCCCCAGCAGCTCCATTTTAATTCAACTCTACGGAGTCCAACTTCTTTACATATGCGGATGTCGTCTAATTGGTGAGGCACCGGCCCTCCAAGCCGGTCATTGCGGGTTCGAGTCCCGTCATCCGCTCCAAGGACGCCGTCGAGTGGCGTCCTTTCTTCATACCTGCTCGCTGTCCGTCCATTGATTCGTTGCGGAAATCGGCGTCTCTTGGACACATTCTGTTCGCCGCAAGGCCTCGCTCTTTCGCTTGAGGCTACTGCGCCGAACCGCCTCGGACAGTATCGGCGAAATGCGAAAGTCTCCTGAAGCGTGAGAAGCGAACCGCCTGCGCCTATATGTAGGCGGTGGCGTGATAAGGGAGATACTCCGTGTTGTTTCAGCCGCCGTGAGCGGGCATCAATGACCTGTGGGCACCTGCATTGCCCATGGGCACTGGGAAGCTGGGCAAATCTTAGGCACAGAAGCTCGTAGTCAAAGCCGACCCGCCGGACGCGGTGCGTCAGCTTTCAAATTGGGCTTTGTGGGGTCCAGTGCTCTTGCGGTTGGGTTGCCGCAGGGCCGGCAAGAAATCATTATCAGATACGGCTTGGCGAGCCGGAATTTACGCCTGTGGAGACGAAATCCGTCGGTGAAACAGGAATTTTGGGGACACCAATACTTTGAAAGGACAAAAGACTTATGGCGACGACATTCCAAGCGTTTAAGTATCGCATTTATCCTACGGATGAACAAATCGAGGTCATCGAACGCACCTTCAAGTGCTGCCGCTTCGTGTGGAATCACTTTTTGGAGCGTACCAGCAAAATCTACGACCGCCGGCAGGAAAGTATGTCAAAGTTCGACTGCATGAAGGTTCTGACCGAGATGCGTGAGCGCTGGCCGTGGCTGGAAGATTGCGGGTGTTCCGCAGAGCGATATGCTATCGTGAATCTGTTCGAGGCGCGTAAGGCCTTCTTCCGCCGTATAAAGGCAGGGGAGAAGCCCGGTTATCCCAAGTTTAAGAGCGCCCGTTGTCCGTCTCAGAGCTTTACTACCGCCGGAACCATCTATGTGACGGACGAGTGCATCCAAATCCCTTTCGGCAGTCAGTATCAGAAAATCAATAAGGTCAAGCGCGGCAGTGGCCGCCCCGCTGTGGGTATCCCCCGTGAGGTTACGATATCCCGTTCCTCTACCGGTAAATACTGGGCATCCGTCTGTTGCATGGTGGAGCGCGAGGAACTGCCTGTCGCCGAGGGCGAAGTCGGTATCAGCCTCGGTCTGAAGGAGCTGGCTATCGACAGCAACGGCGTACACTATGAGAACCCGAAGCATCTGAGCAAGTCCGCAAAGCGTCTTGCTCGTGAGCAGCGTCGTCTGTCCCGCAAGCAGAAGGGTTCTGCCAACTATGAGAAGAACCGTAAGCTGGTGGCTGAAATCCATGAGCATATTGCCAACCAGCGGCGTGACTATCGACATAAAATCAGCCGCGAACTCGTCAACAGCAACCAGCTCATCGCTGTTGAAAAGGTGGCTGTCAAGTCTCTGGTTGAGGGCAACGAGCAGGCCAAGAGCATCCTCGATGCCGGCTGGTCTGAGCTGACCAGCATGATTAAGTATAAGGCTGAGTGGGCTGGACGCACTCTGGTGGACGTAGACACAGCCACCGTAGCGCCGGAAGCCAAGCATGACGAGGCGCTGGCACAGGTCGTGCTGTCCGAAGGTCAGCGCATGGCTTCCGAGGGCTATTGAAGATTTGAAGTGGGAAACCCGCAAAAAGTCTAATAGCCACAGCCACAGCGACGTATGTAAGTTTTCTCTCAGGTAGAGGCGACGGATGCACCTGCGGGTTTTCCCAGCTCGCAGCAACTGCCAAGCATACGCCAAGGCAAGGGAAACACTACCACCCCATTGGGGTGTGCCTTAACGGAAAAAACTATGAAAGGAGATAACGTTATATGGACATGGTATATGTGCTTAACAAAGATGGTAAGCCTTTGATGGCAACGACTCGTGGTGGACGTGTGCGTTATCTTCTCAAGGAGAAGAAAGCACGAGTCGTAAGTTCTACCCCGTTTACCATCCAGTTGAACTATGATACCCCTGATGCTACCCAAGACTTGATTCTTGGCATCGACCCCGGCAGGACGAACATCGGCGTAGCTGTCGTCAAGGAGGACGGCTCCTGTGTGTTCTCCGCACATCTGGAGACTCGCAACAAGGATGTACCCCTCCTGATGAAGAAGCGTGCTGCGTTTCGGAGAAACCATCGCACGTTGGACCGGCGCAGGAAGCGCCAGCGTCGTGCGAAGGCTGCGGGAACCACCATCGCCGAGGGTTCTGTCGAGAGATTGCTCCCCGGCTATGAGAAGCCCATTATGTGCCACCATATCCGCAATAAGGAGGCGCGGTTCAATAACCGCAGCCGCCCTGCGGGTTGGTTGACACCCACGGCGAACCATCTACTGCAGACCCACATCAACTTGATTGCGAAGGTTGCAAAGTTCCTGCCTATCACAAAAGTGGTGGTGGAACTGAACCGCTTCGCTTTCATGGCGATGGATAATCCCAATATCCGTCGGTGGGAATACCAGCAGGGTCCGTTGTGCGGACTGGGCTCCGTGGAGGATGCGGTGTACGCACAGCAGGACGGACATTGCCTGTTCTGCAAGAAGCCCATTGACCATTACCATCATGTTATCCCTCGCCATAAAAGAGGGAGTGAGACGTTGGCAAATCGGTGTGGACTTTGTGCGAAGCACCATGACCTCGTCCATACGGACAAGGCGTGGGCGGATAAGCTGGTCACACGGAAGGAAGGTATGAATAAAAAGTACCACGCCTTGAGTGTGCTGAACCAGATTATCCCGCACCTCATGGAGTACATCGGGAGCGAGACGCTCTACGATGCCTACGCCACGGATGGTCGCTCTACCAAGGGCTTCCGAATCGCCAAGAACGTGCCGAAGGAACATTACACGGATGCCTACTGTATCGCCTGTTCCATCTTGGACACCGATATTGAGGTCTCCGCTCCTGTCGAACCCTTTGAGATGAAGCAGTTCCGCCGGCACGACCGGCAGGCTTGTATCCGCCAAATGGTTGACCGGAAGTACATTCTGGACGGCAAGGTCGTTGCAACAAACCGGCATAAGACCATTGAGCAAAAGTCCGATAGTCTTGAGGAGTTCCGCGAGGCTCACGGCAATGCTGCGGTATCGCAGCTTACCGTGAAGCCCCACCATCCCCAATGCAAGGATATGGCTCGTATCATGCCGGGGGCGGTGATGGTTTTTGATGGGGCTGTTGGCGTCTTTCAGGGCTCATCAGGACGGAACAATGGTACACCGAACTATTACAATTCTACGAAAGGAGAAAGGTTTTTAACGAGGAGCTGTGTGCTTCTCGCGCAGAACGCAGGTATGGTTTTTATCCCCGCCTGAAAACTAAGTTTTGTGGAAAAAACACATCAAATCTTAAATGCCCGCCTCCGAGCAGAAGCCTGCCTAAAGCCCTATACCAAGTAAATAAAGTGTGCAATGATTGCACACATTGCCAAGGAAATAAAAACGAGTACGGATGGTATAACCGGAATTTACGCCTGTGGAGATGCATGGTCATCGTGGAAGCAGGAAGACTCTGTTTGCTGGATTTCACGTGAGAGGTGATGGCAGCACTTTAGGGAACTGAATATGCCTGTGTCGGGTGTATAAAGCCCTGAAATAACAGGGTTGTATACCCTTCACCCCAAACACTGTCAAAGAGGCCATGGTGTATGATACCCTGAAACGACAGGGTTGTATACCATCTCCGTCAGCTTCTCGCAGCGGGCCTGCGGTGTATGATACCCTGAAACGACAGGGTTGTATACCCTATCTTAATATGAGGCGCAAAAGTGCCGTGGTGTATGATACCCTGAAACGACAGGGTTGTATACCCCGGATGGGACGCGAGTAAGCCTCTATGTGGTGTATAAGGCCCTGAACTAACAGGGGTGTATACCAGAATATCCCGTCCTCATCGACCGACACAAGGCGTATAAGACCCCGAAATAGCAGGGTTGTATACCAATGGCTCGTTCGGAATTTGGCATATACGGTTCTAAAATAACGGGGGGTGTATACCGTTTGCAAATGAGTCTACATAACTATTGAAATCAAAAAGAAAGGAATATAAAAACATGGAACCTTCTATCAACCGAACCCTTACCGTCAGTGTCGTCAGCTATGGCGTCGTATCCGTCGTCAACGGAGTCATCAACGTTGACAATCAGGCTCCCATCGAGTTTCCCGCCGTGCTGGACGAGGCATCCGCTGCCAAGCTGCTGAAGAGCAGATACGGCGGCAAGCTGTTCCCCGTGGATGCGAATATCGTCGTGTCTTCCATCCGGCACGAGAAGTGGAAGTTCTCTATGGACCTGAGCCAGTTCGTCGCTACCGCTGCCCGCAGCCGCGTGGACGGCACCGCATCCGAGGCCGACGATGCCCCCGCAGAGGACATCCCCGCCACCGAGCCTGCTGCTCCTGCGCCTGAGACGGCACCCGCTGCTTCTCCTGCTATCCCCATGCCTTTGGTCTCTGAACCTGAGGAGGATTTTGCGCCTGTAGCTCCCGAAGCGCCTGCTCCCGCCGGTGGTTTCGCTCCTGAGACCCCCGTTTCTGCGCCCGCTGCTCCCGCAAAGGAAGTCCCCTATGGCGGCAACTTCGATTTTCCCTCTGGCTTCGGTGGCGACTTCGGTTCCGGCTTCTTCGGCGGTTAATAACCGATGGATGTCGTGAACGTTGGACGTGGATGTCTTGATTGCATCAATAAGGAAACTCCGACGAATAAAGAACCCTGTAAGAGCTGTTCCCGCTGGAATAGGTGGGAACCTGACGAAAAGTGTAAGGAAAAGATGGCGGTCAAAGCCGCCCGTGAAAGGACAAAGAAATGAGTAATACCAAGGCATCTGAAAAGCCCGTCGTCGTATTCATCAGTAATGACAACGATACCGTCATTGGTGTGATGGTCATTAAGAACGACGATGAAAACCTGCAGAACAATCTCGAAATCATTGAGAAAAACTGGGTTGCTGCTCGTAACGAGTTGCTCCAGCGGGCTCGTGAGGACGATAGCATTGAAGCAGACGAGGACGAGCTTCACATCGCATTCATCGCACACGAGTTGGAGATGTTCGACGAGCCCTATGAGACTATCGACATCTCCGGCGTTTACTCCGTCTCCAATGGGAATGTGGACCGCATCTAAGTTGGTCTTGGAGACACCCACACAGCGGCGCAGGCCCTACTCCGGCGCCTGCGCCGCTTTCCACTAAAAATCTTAAAAGTTAGGTACGGACGGTATAACCGGAATTAACGCCTGTGGAGATGCTTGGTCGTCGTGGAAGCAGGAAGACTCTGTTGGCTGGTAATTACGTGAGAGGTGATACCAGCACCTTTAGGGAACTGAATATGCCTGTGTTGGGTGTATGGGGCCCTGAAATAACAGGGTTGTGTACCCGCACTTACCGTGATATCGAGCATTGTTTTAGGTGTATGGGGCCCTGAAATAACAGGGTTGTGTACCAGATTATATATGATATGTGTGTAGGTATTCGTTTAGGACAACTTGAAGTTGAAAGGAGGTCTCTGGATGGCCTCAAAAAAAATATATAGTTCCCCTGAACTCTATGAGGACAAGTTGGTGCGCGTAATGGCGCGGCTTGGTATCGAAGAAGGCGACTACAACTACGACTGGAGTCGTCAGGAGTGTTGGGTTGAGTTCAGGTACAAGGGTGAGCTTTACCGCTTCTCCCATAGCGTGAAGAACGCCCAAGAGCACGGCATCTCCCTGCAGTACGGCTCCGATGCCTTCGCACAGGTCGTGCTCTCCTTGGAAGACCTCGCCCGTATGGTCGAACGTGGTATCTACGACCTGTCCACATGGGTGGCCGGCATGAAAGCCCTGCCGGAGCGCTCCAAGCCTTTAGATGCCTGCTTTATTGCTCTCGGTTTCGTAGAGCCTCCCACATCCAAGGAAGAAATCACACTCCACTACCGCCGGTTGGCGAAGGTGTATCACCCTGATGCCGGCGGCGATAGCTCCTCATTTGATGCGCTGTCTAACAACTATGCGAAATGTATGAAGATTTTCGAGGAGGTTGCCGACAAATAATGTATATGTCTCAGAAAGAGTTCAACGCTATGATGAAGAAAAATCCCCGCCTCCGTGTTCACGGTGCAAACAATAACACCCGCGAGCATCGCTCTAAGGCAAATAAGGCGGCAAAATATAGAAATGTAAAGGTATACGAGTATGCCGACGGTCTGGCCTTTTTCGGTAAGCCCCGCAATAACGGTGAAATCCCTACCGCTGTCTATGACAGCAAGAAGGAATATCACCGCTGGAAAGAGCTTCAGATTTTGGAGCGTGGCGGCCACATTCACGACCTCCGCCGGCAGGTTCCTTTGACAATCATTACCGAGTTCGAGTATCGTGGTCAGAAGGTCTCCGGCATTACCTACAAGGCCGATGCGGTCTATGTGCGTGATGGAAAGCGTGTGGTGGAGGACGTAAAGCCCTTCGATACCACAACGCAGAAGTATCGGACCACAAAGGATTTCAACCTCAAGTGGAAGCTGCTGAAAGCTGAATATCCTACTTGGTCTTTTGAAATCTATTAAAAACGAGTACGGATGGTATAACCGGAATTAACGCCTGTGGAGATGCATGGTCGTCGTGGAAGCAGGAATACTCTGTTGGCTGGTAATCATGTGAGAGATGATACTGGCACCTTTGGGGAACTGAATATGCCTGTGTCGGGTATATAGAACCCTGAAACGACAGGGTTGTGTATCACAGAATAACTGCGGCAGCGGCATATATGGCTCTGAAACAACAGGGTTGTATACCGCATAAAAAAGGCTATGGTGTGTAATACCCTGAAATAACAAGGTTGTGTACCCCATAACATATTGTTTCTGAAAGGGGTGGACGGCAAGTGGAAAATCTGAGCAACATCCGGTGGCGAGTTCATCTGTACCCCTGCTACGGTGGAGGGGATGGTATTTTCCTCGCTTACTTCGGCCTCGTGCAGTGAGTGATTGCAGGGCTTTCGACGGTTCCGCAAATTTGTTCGTTCCAAGAACTTGACAAAATATCGAAATATAGTAGTATAGAATTATAAGGAAGGACAGTCTAACACAGACTGTCCTTCCGCTTTTTTATGCTCTGAAAGGGGATGACAATTTTTGGAAAGCACAAGCAAAAAACAAGTAAAATGGGGGGTTTTCAAAATTGCACTCTTTACGTTCCTGTTCGCCGCAGTATCCGTTTTCTACTTTCTCTCCGCCAACATGACACTCGCACAGGCCGAAGAGCGCTCAAACCACGAAGCGCCTCCTGCTGGAGCAGCGGTTGCCACCCAGATGGACGGCACCAAGCTGTCGGAAAAAGCGCAGCAAGATGTTCTGGAACTGAAGGAAGGAGTTCTCGACCCTCTTTCCGACATCACAGAAGTAGAGAACTCTGAAGATGACCCCGACGCCGTGGAGGAAGTACAGGAAGTCGTTCCGACAGTCTGTTCCTACTGCGGCTCTGAGAACCATAGTTCCTCAATCTGTGCAAAGAGGTCTATCGCCAATGGTGCCTATGGGCGCTGGGTGATTCCGTCTGTTGGCTGTAATGTAGCGGCCTACTCGTGTAACTGGGATGCAGACCAATCCTATGTTCAGGAAATTACTGACCGTTCCGACAGTGCAGCTTTCTTGACCTGCGGCGGCGTTGGCGTTCTTGCGGACCACAATAACCAAGGTTTTTGGGGACTTTCCAATGTTTCTGTTGGCACGAAAGCCTACATGGATTTTGGTGATGGCGCGACTTACTACGAGTGCTATCAGGTTGAATATGGACACAATACCGGCGAAAAGATGCTCGATGGAAACGGAAACATAATGAGCTACAGCAACTATTCTTCCGGCACTGTGATTTGTTACACCTGCCTTGACCACTGGACAAACATTTACGTCACTTACTGGACTCCGTCGTAATCGAAAAGAAAGGACAAAAGAACATGAAAACGAAATTCAAAATTCCTCGGTGGGCTCTCTTCACCGTTATCATTCTGGCCTTCATTGGCGGTCTTTTCGCAATCTCTACGCTGCCCGTCTTTGCAGCCCGCGAAAGCTCTCCGCCTTTGGCAGTAGCAGAAGCCGCGCAGAACGAGGAAAAGGACGCAAATTCTGATGCTCAGACTCCCGAAGCAGACAAGACGACCGATGAACAGGGAAGTGCTGAAGCCCCCGTAGAGGCCGAGTCTCAGGCAGACGACGCCGACGTTGTCGAAGAGACTCCCGCCGAAGAGCCTGTTCAGGAAACCCCGACTACCTGTTCCTACTGCGGCAGTGCAGAACACACCAGAGACTACTGCGCCGTTCGTGCCGTTGACAATGGTGCCGTTGGCCGGCTCCGGATTCCCTCTGTCGGTGTTGACGTGGCTGTCTACGACGTTACTTGGTACTCTCTGCAGCATACCACCGAGAGTGACAACTACACGCAGGCCGTTACAGATGCATGGGACAGCGCAGCACAAATCGTCTATCTCGGCCAGACCGTTATTGGCGACCATAATAATCAGGGCTTCTCCGCCATCAACAACTGCTCCGAAGGCACCTACGCTTACATCGACATGGGCGACTCTGTCCTGACCTATGTTTGCACCGGCATCCAGCATGGTCGTAACCCCGGTGGCTATCTCACCGGGGCCGATGGCGATAGCATCTATACCTCTTACTTCAATCCCAACGGTCTGACGCTGTATACCTGTCTCGACCACAACTTCAATGTTGCCCTCGTGACATTCCAGCTTGCATAAAGGGGGTGCAGCTTTAATGAAAACAAAGAAGATTTCCCGCCGCGCTGTTACGCTGGCTGCCTTTTTGCTGGTAAGTGCAACATCTTTACATATGGCCTGTGCAGAGGCTTCGGTGCCGTTCGATTACTTTACTGATGACCTCTCTGTGTCCGCTGCCGCCGTTGTGGAGGAAGATAAATACCTGCCTCCTGAGTGGTTCACAAAAGAAAATGCTGTAAGTGAAGTGGACTCAGACACGCCTCCGGTGGAGACTCCTACCCCTGCGGGCGAATTCTCTGTAGCGACCCCCGTGTCTGAGCCCGCACTGGAAACCGCAGCAGCCTGCAGCTATTGCGGCAGCGCAGGGCACTCGCAGAATAGGTGTGCCGTTTACGCTGTCGAACAGCGAGGTGCCGTTGGGCGTTGGTCTGTCCCTTCTATTGGAATAGATGTCGCTTGCTTCACCTATGTGCTTGGAAGCGATTCTTTCGAGTACGGACAGGCAATTTGTGACGCTGCCGATAGTGCCGGCTACAGTGCGTATGGGAGCCAGTATCTCATTGCAGACCACAACTATCAGGGCTTTTCTGCCATAGCCAACTGCGCGGTTGGTGCGGTGGGATATATGGATTACGGAAACAGTCGAACAGAATATGTTTGTACTGGGGTGGAGTATGGGCACAATGAAGGCACGGAACTGACTGATAATGACGGAAACGATGTTGCGTACAACAACAGTGGAGGAATTACCCTTTACACCTGTTACAACGGTTGGCAAAACGTCGTTATCGTTTACTTTACTCCGACTTAACTGTCGGTATCCAAAACGCCGAGAGGAGGCATATAAAATGGCACGTCCCGTAAAGAATAAGGCCCCCAAACTGAAAGCAATTTACTATCGGAACGGGGTGCGCGAAGATGATGATGTTTCCTACGATGGAATGGAGATAACCAGTCCGACACTGGCAACGCTCATTATTGAAGTCAGGAGACGTCTTGAAAAGCAAAACACCACCCCTCAGGAAGTTGTTTCCTGAGGGGCCCTTTTTCGGGATGGAGACTTGTCATTTTTTTATGTTTACTTTATAATAGATGCGAGCGTCTGTGCAGAGGACGTACCATAAAGAAAGGAGAAATATGACTACTGAAAGAAAGAAGAAAACAACAGAAGAAAAAGTAAAGAGAAACACAACAAAGAAAGCGAGTAACACAACACGAAACACACAACCCAAGAAGAATAGCAAGAAGAAAACCAACAATTTACCCTTAGCACTTCCTGATTTTCAGACTTTCCTTGAGAGTGATAAACCCCTTGATGAATTCTTAAAAATCACAGCCTGTTATGTCCGAGTCTCGACGGATGCACAGGCGGAACAAGGATATTCAATTCCCGACCAGACCGCAAAGCTACAGGCGTTTTGCACTGTGAAGGGATGGGAGAACGTGAAGTTCTACACCGACCCCGGCTTCAGTGGCAGCAACCTCAACAGACCGGCAATGCAGGAGTTAATAGCTGATGCTATGGCAGGGCGCCTGAAGGCAGTCATCGTATTTAAGCTGGACCGATTATCACGAAGTCAAAAGGATACACTCTACCTGATTGAAGATGTGTTCCTTCCAAATGAAGTGGATTTCGTCAGTATCTCTGAATCCCTCGACACAAGTACCCCCTTTGGCCGAGCTATGATAGGTATTTTGAGCGTTTTCGCGCAGTTGGAGCGTGAGAACATCTACTTACGTACCCGTATTGGCATGAAGGGACGTATAAGTTCCGGATTTTGGAGAGGTGGCGGCAATATTCCGTTCGGCTACGATTACGACAAAGATAAGAAAACGCTTGTCCCTAACGCCGACGCGCCTAAAGTGCAGCAGATATTCGACCTCTATATCAAAGGCTATAGTTGCCAGAAGATTGCAGATATGTTAGGTCTCTGCAACGATATGATGGTACGGAATATTCTGAAACGACGTACTTACTGTGGGTATGTCAACTACAAGGAAGAAGAATATCCGGGCGTCCATGAGCCATTGATTTCCGAGGAAACCTTCGATATTGCTGCGGCTGAGTATGACCGCAGGAGTCGTGCTGGCCTTAATGCGTGTGGCGCAAACACGTATTATCTTTTGGCAGGACTTGTCTATTGCGGCGATTGCGAAGCGCGGATGCGTTATATGAAGTGGGGTAAATACTTCAAAATCATATGCTATTCTCATACCAGCAAAGCCTCGATGGTTAAGAACCCTGATTGTCCCAACATGGGCTTTCTTGCTTCTGATATAGAAGAGCTTGTTATCAATAAGCTCTTTGGAATTGGTTCCGGTGTTCCCCTCGAAGAATTTGAGGTAAAGTGGCATTCACCCAATACTCGTGAGATTATTGAGAAGCGCATCTCGGATGCGACTACAAAACTCAAGCGGCTGTACGGGCTTTATTCTGAGTCCGGTGACAGCGTCATCCACGAACGCATCTTTGCCGTCCGTAACCAAATTCGCACGTTACAGCAAGAACTCGACAACGAGGACAAGCATAGCATTAGGGACAGCCATGTGAGCTATGTTCGAGACCGTATTAAAAACGTGGGTGACATCTGGCCGCATTTAACACCTATGGAACGGCAGACTCTCATTCGTGATTGTGTTGATAAGATTATTATTCATCACGATGGAAGCGTCGAGATTTTCTTTTCTTTCTCTACTTTCGATGAGGACAAGCAGTGTATCGAAGACGAAAATTGATGTTAGAGGTGCCGTTAAGATTTTAATTTCTTGCAACAAACGCGCCTCGCAAGAGGCGCGTTTGTTTGTGCTTCGACAAATTTTCAAAACTTTTGAGAAATATTTTTTTCTCCGTCCATATATCATCGGGACTATTGAGACAGGGTGAAATAACTCAAAAGTTAATTTTTTAGAGGATTTCCATACATGAAAAACAAAACTAATATGTTGCAAAACGAAGCAATTACCGTCATTTTGAACTATTTTGAAAACAAATCAGAAGAAGATGGACAATGTGACGAACTCTGCACAGCGCTTCGCGTTTTGGAAAAAATTAGGAGAAATAATGAAACTTTAGGGTGGAAACAGCTTGGAGCCATTGCAGCCGTCGAGCGATACATTGAAAAAACGGGGGGTAATTCTCCAAGAATGTACGAGATTCCGGAAGATAAGCAGCTTCCGGGTGCGAGGGCTTTTCGTGCAATTTTTGGGATGCCGGTACATAAGTGGCTTCTTGAAAATTATCCAGAATATACAAAAACTTCCTCAAATCAATATTTTTACGGAGGAACTCGCTATAGTAGCGTCGAAGAAGTTCAAAATATATTCGTGGAAGAGTACCTTAAATTGAAGCCGCTTGGTCAAGATGACTTCAATCGAAGGAAGGCAAAAACTGTTCCTACGTGGAATTCAATGTCGGCTCTGCTTAATCTGACTTCTTGGAATACCTTGATTGATAAGCTGGGCTTGCCCCGCTATGGACAGAAACCAAAGATAAAACCGAGGGTCACATATATGAATATCTCCGTCTCTGATGAAGAGAGTACATCTTCCGATGGTGTCGATGTATGAGCAAAAAGAAAACAAGATGGAACACAAGGCTCATGCATAAGCGGCTTGATGCATTCGTAGCTAAGAATCATCGTATTCCGACCAGACGGGAATTAAAAGCGCACAATGGATTACCTGCACCATATATAATTGAGAAGTTCGGTAAGAAGAACTATCGGCTGTGGCTTCAGGCGAGGTATCCTGAGTACGTTTGTGAAAACTGGCAGCTCGACCTTTTGGCAAAGCGTCAGGTATCACGGCGGCGTTGGATTGCACTTTTCCAAAAAGAGTACATGAGAATAAAGCCCACTTCTGGACGTCAGTACAATGAGAATCGCACTCAAGGGACTCCTACATGGGGAACGATTGCCAAGTATATTGGAGAGGACCACAATAAATGGAATAATCTCAAAACCGTTGCTGGTGTAGAAGGTATTTCCATTCCCCCTAAAGAGAAGCCGACGACTGAATTCAAGGTATCTGTGTTCGTCGAATTCATTCATTAGCGCAAAAAAAAAGACCACCATATGGTGGTCTTTTTTTTAATTATTCTGAGCTTCTTCCAAAATAGGTGAGACACGTTCAAAGTTTACAGTGCAGCGCTCAGGATTGATGCCGTGTTCAGAGAGACCACGCCGAATGATGTTCAGCATGATTTCCTTTGCGGCACCATAGGAGGGCGCTCTCACAGTAAACGTATCCGAGTTCGAAACAGTGTAGCTGAACTCCACCTTGTAGTCCTGCCAGTCACTACGCTTTTCCGCCATCGTCATCACTCCTTCACAGGGATTCCCTGTCGGAGAAGGTTTTCGTCGAGATACGTGGCCGTCTCATCTGCGCGATGCAGAAGAAAGGCCAGAGGATAGCGCGTAAAGGCAAGAGAGGTATTCTTGTCCGTGCTGTACTCGCCCATGTGGAAGCGAATCGCAAAGGCCTCCGTAATCGTCAGCCGAATATACCGTTCGATGAGGAACACGGACTTATCGCCGTGGTTGCCGTAAGGCATCTTCTCATCATAGGTAATCCAAGGCACAGCCTTCCACTGACCGGTCTGGGGGTCTTTCACATTGCGGCTGCCCCACACATAGAAGTTTGCCTTGCAAACATCATGCAGCAGCGCAGAGATAACGATGCTATCTTCGATAGCCCGTTTCTGCTGGTCATCCAGCGGTGTGCTGTTCCGTTCGACTTCAGAGAAATATGTGTCCTTGAGACGCATATACACGTTGAGAGAGTGGTCCAGCAGACCGCCGCAATAGCTGGAATGATACTTGGCACTGGCAGGAGCCGTAAAAAAGTCCGTTTCCTTAACCAGATAGTTAATCAGACTTCTCATGCCGGGACGTTCCGTGCTGATGAGAGCGCCGATGAACACGATGGCCTTGGACTCGTACTGCTCGTCGGGCTTCGTGCCGGCGGGGTCAGCGACGGTAGGACGGTAGTCCCTGCCGTGCGCCATGTACTGCTTGACCGCTTCTGCCGCTGCCCACCTGATGAAATCTTCCAACTTGTCGGGGTCGCCATTGTTGGCCTGCTCGACAGCACGGGAGAAGGCGTCATAGTCATCGAGAGCAGCTTGGCAGATATCATCATGGCAGGCGCCCTTTTCAAACTGTCCGGAAATAGCCAGCAACGCAGCGTCAGCACGCTCATAGAGCTTCTGCATCCGCTCGATTTCGGGAGGATAGTTACAGCCCATAATATTTTCTCCTTTCTTTCTTTTTACTTAGCGATGTCTTCAGCACGGATGGTGCCGGAAGTCCATGCGCTTGTCGGGAATGTAATCTCCGGTACTCGCTCCAACATGGCGGCCTTCAGCGCTTCTTTGTAGCGTTTGAAATGCCGCTTTTGGAAGCCGAGCAGCCTATCATCGTACTGGACTTCTTTCTGCAGCAGCTCAACAGCGAGAGATGTCTCGTTGTCCTCAACTGCGATGGTGAACAGTTCGTTTTCCATAATCGCACGTCGCGTTCTGGAAATCCACTTCTCTCCCAGCACAGGAGTCATACTCTGAAAGCGGCGGCTCAAGGCGTCAACGATGCACTCCAGCACATCTTCCTCCTCGTTGGCCGAACCTTCTTCGTCGAACAGCCACCGGCAGGTGTCCAGTTCGGAGTAGGGGATGTCCTTCAGCAAACGAACCTCAGGCTCTTCCTTATCAGGCTCGTCCTCACGGTACACGTGAAGGAAGCTGTTAGGAATGCAAAACACAGCCTCGTAGGGACCGCGTACAGATACGTTGCCTTTACCCATAGTTCTTTTCTCCTTTCTTTTTACCTGAATGACTCAGGCGTGGCAGGCAGTGCGGAGCTGGATTTCCAGCTTCTCCGCGTACTCCCGACTGGCGCCGCAAACGCACATCTGCGGGCAGACCAATGGGTCGTAGTAGTCGCCGCCATCCTTCGGCAGAATCGCCTCACGTCCCTCATCAACGCGAATCACGTTGGGACGAGGGCAGTTGTAGCAGGGATTATACATAGTGTTTCTCCTTTCTTTAAGAGGCGCTATTTGTGGCGCCCTGTTTCCTTTCGGAAGCGAAGAATACTGAAATAGGCATCAGCAGGTCGCTGTGGCAGATGCGCTACGGCATTGAATACTTCGTCGATACAGTGAACAGCAAGTTCACGTTCCCGTAAGAGCGATGAGAGCATCTCCGCTGCGGCCAGCAGCTCAGTGTCACCGGTGGTGGCACCAAGCTGCTGAATGCGGACGACCATCATTTCAGCGTCTTCTTTTTGAATGTGTGAATGTTTCTCCATGAATCGTCCTTCCGCAGTTTTGTTCAAGGTCTCCACGGCGTAGCGCGAAGCTCGTCGTTGATTTGCTTGACCGTTTTCTCCTGCCACCGATTGACACGCTTCATCTTGGTAAGCTCGTAATCGCCGGCCTGATGCAGCGTGACACCGTGGGTGCCGAAGTGCAGCCACTTACCCTGCGAAAGCGTCACAGTATGACCTTTTCCGGTCTCCTGCAGCCGTTTTTTCGCCGACGTGACCATTGCCTGCGTGACAATGCCCTTAGGCCGCCCTGCCATTACTGATACCTCTGAGAACGGTACTCACAGAGTCCCTGTTCAGGGTCCCATTTGCTGGGAGGTAATTCCTCATAGCGGATACCGTTCTTCTTGCTGGTAATCTTGATGGGATAGGGGAGAGAGGCGTTATCCTCGTCATAGCACGCAATGTCAATGCCGATATTGCGGACTTCCGTCCTGTAGGGCGCAAACTTGTTGCCAAGCTCCTTCTTGAGATGTGCAACAAGCGCATCATGGAGGTCCTCGAAGGGAATCGACAGGTCGGCGACGACAGGATACCACGGGAAGTCCTTCAGCCGATAGGTCGTTCTTACCAAAGCACCATCTTTCGTCCAGCAGTGGACGTGGGGCAGCAGGTGGTCAGGATTTTCGGCGATAAACTTCCGGTTCCACTCTACGACCAAGTCGTAGACATCCTTGCCGTCGAAGATACCGTAGGTTTCATAGCACGGCTCACAGATGAACGTCCCATCGGGGCAGGCAACATAGCCCTTGCGGTCGGCGCGGAGGTTCTTGGTGTTGTTTGTATCGGCAAACAGCCAAGAGAAGCTACCCATACCTCACACCCCCTCCATCTCAATGCAGGGGACAGGGTACATCACCGCTGTACCGCAGTTGGGGCAGCAATCGGGCATATCGCCGGTATCGCTGCACACCAGTTCTTCACCGCAGATACCGCAGCGGAAAACACCGTCATCGCTGCGGTCAGCGACGGAAGGCCCCTTGAAGAAGTAGCTTGCCAGAGCTTCCATCAGCTCCTCAAAGGTCAGCTCGATGTCTTCCACCAGATAAACCTTACCGTCAGGCGTACCGATGGTGACGCCGTGGACGTACTCTCCGTTCTCAGGACACATCCTGCAGTCGGAGAACCAGTCCTTATACAGCGCCTTAGCATCCGCCGTGACAGTGGCGTAAGAGTTGTCCATGCGTTCAAAAGTGAAGCGCACGTCAACGGACTCGGCAGACCAGTGGGTCTTAACCGTAGCGAGAGCAAGTTTCAATTCCATGTTGATTTCTCCTTCCAAAAAAATCAGACTTCGAAAGTGTCGAGCAGCTTTTCACTGGAGACAATGTCGAGAACCTGCTTCTGCAGCTTCTGCTTGATAGCAGGCCAGTGGCGCAGCAAAGCGACGCCGGCGGACGTATAGGTATCGAAACTACAGGTCCTGCCGAACTCATCCGATGAGGTACTCAGCAGACTCAGACCGAGATTACCGGTGCGACCGCTGATGTGGTCGCCGATGTGGTCTTTGTAAACCGACAGATGGTATTCCGCCTCACGATAAGGAGGCGTAGGATACTGCCGTTCTTCACCGAAATCCACAGTGATGCTGCTGCCGTGCAGATACGGGCAAATCTCAGATTTGATGTAGGCATCAATTTTCTCGATGTTTGCCCGCAGCTTTTTCTTCTCTTCCTGATTGAGAGTCATGTTGTACTCCTTTCTTTTTTTTGCTGGAAAAGCGGGGTCTCGAAATGTATCGAGACCCCGCCTTTCGCTTGCCTTACAGATTTGCGGGGGAGTGGCGGAATCAGAACGGCAGGTCGCTGTCGTCGATACCGTTCAGCTCATAGAAGCCGTTGGGGGCGGGCTGACCGTAGTTCATCGGCTGCTGACCCTGCTGCTGAGGCGCAGGAGCGGGCTGACCCTGCTGAGGCATAGCCTGCTGCTGGGGAGCGTAACCGCCCTGAGGAGCCTGCTGAGGTGCGGGCTGCTGGTAGCCATTGGCAGCGGGAGCGCCGAAGGAAGACTGGTAGCCCTGAGAAGCCTGCTGCTGGGCATTGGGGTCCATGCAGGAGCCGCTGTTGCGGTCACGGAGCAGAGTGAAGTCACTGACCGTGATGTTCAGGCTCTTGGCAGGCGTTCCGTCATTGCGCTTGTACTCCTGAATCTTGGCAGAGCCGGAAATAATCAGCACAGGGTTGCTGTGCCGACCGGTAGCGACCATGTTCAGGAAGCGCTCGGCGACCTTCTCCCACATAGAGCAGTTTGCCCACACCACACCCTTGTCATTGGGAACCAGCGTTCCCTGACCGAAGACACGGTCCAGAGTGTTCTGGCGGCCCTGAATGGGCATAGAGAAGTTGATGTAGGGCTTGCCCTCGCTGGTGTACTTCATCTGGGAGCAGCGGGTGACAGCACACTCGAAGTCCACATAGATGAAGGGCTTACCGTCGGAGGTCACAGCATTGGTGAAATGACCGTAGGTGATGAACTGACGGCCCTGCTGCTGACCCTGCGCGGGAGCACCCTGCTGCGGATAGCCGCCCTGCTGGGGCGCAGGCTGGCCCTGAGGCATACCCTGCTGAGGATACCCACCCTGAGCATAGCCCTGAGGGGCCGGCTGCTGGGGAGGATAGCCGTAGGCGGGCTGGCCCTGCGGAGCGCCGTACTGAGGCTGTGCGGGATACTGGCCCTGTGCCTGAGGATAGCCGTACTGGTTGGGAGCCTGCTGCATACCACCGTTGTTGTTCTGATAAGACATAATTTTCTCCTTTCTTCCGCACGAAGGCGGACCAAATCCTGACAAATGTTGATTTTTGGGGTGTCAGAAAATGGCATATTTGATGTATTTATATATTAAAAAAGACAGCTATCCCGTAATTGGGATAACTGTCTTTAATAATTAGGGTGACTTGAAAACGGAGATAAATCTCCTTTATAAAAATAGCTTCGTAATTATAATTCTATACTACCACAGTTTGATATTTTGTCAAGTTTTCCAAGCGAACAAATTTGAGGAGAATTTCCGCTGGTTCTTGCACTGGTGAAATTTCTTTGATATACTTTATGTTATACTGAAGGGGGAGGTATTCACATGGGGGCTATGTATGAAAGACTATCAGTGGGGGATAGGGTTCCGGAATACCTCACAAATGACATTTTGATTCGAATGGATTATGATAGTGTTACTGGGTGGAAACTTATAATTGGCTTTCCCGAAATGAGAAAGGATGAAAATGATTCATTCATCAAGGGGAGTTTGATGACAACTTTAGCTGTTATCAAAGATACACCTTTCTTCTTGTTCTCATTTGATGCTGGTCCGTGGATGGACACTCCCTTTGACCCTCGCATCAACCCGACTCTTCCGCCATTTGAAGAAATAGAAGAGGAGGGAGTTGGATGCAGCCTCATCATTGTGTCTGTGGACACGAAATACGGCGAAATCTTGGGCTTCAGGCAGGTCGGCCTAAGCCACACCCTGAGCAACAAAATACTCCGAACAATGCGTGAGTTCCAGCTTCGCCCGCCTATCTCGCGGGAACAGTACAGACGAAACATAGATGCAGCATACAGCGTGTATGCAAGCTCTGAGGAAATGCTCCGGACGGTACATCCTAATGATGTGTTTGCCGTTGTAAGGACTTAAATGATTTCATGAAAAAAAGCAGGGTGCTATGCACCCTGCTTTTCTGTTGCGTCAGCAGCAAATTCATGGAGTTCGGTGTAGAGCCAGTCACCCAGCATCGTATACCGTTTGTCCGTTTTGTTGTTCAGAATAGCCTTTGTCAAGGCTTCGACACGACCGACCATGATAACACAGTCCTTTGCACGGGTAATGCCGGTATAGACCAGATTGCGCCGCAGCATAGCCTTGTGCTCAGGTGATACGACCATGATAACGATGGAATACTCAGAACCTTGACTCTTATGCACCGTGGTACAGTAAGCCAAGTCAACATTTTCCATCTGTTCAGCATCGTACCGAACCAGATTACCGTCGTCATTGAACTCAATGGTAACGATATCTGTCTTCTTGTTCGGGTCGTCCTTGTCAGCTTCAAAAGAGATGGAGTGAATCACACCGATGTCGCCATTCTTGGCGAAGTCGGTGTTTTTCGTCTGCATCACTCTGTCGCCTTCACGGAACAGCTTGCTGTTGAAGATAGCGAAGTTCTTTGTGGGAGATGCGGGGTTGATGCGCTCCTGCAGCAGCTTATTGAAGCGGTTCACATTCAGTGCGCTCTTGTGCCGATAGGGGCAGAGGAGAGCGACGTTGGAAGCGCCCTTTGCGCGGATAGACTTCTCGTAGAGTTCGCATACAGCTTCCTCAATGCGGGCAGGGTCTCCGGTACGGTCTTCCATAAACATGAACTGCTTTTTAGCATAATGCAGGTTTACGTCACCGTGACGCATCTTCTGCGCGTTTTCCACGATGGGATTTCCCTGAGCCTGTCGGTAGATGACATTCAGCTTGGTGACAGGCACCATACCGCTGCGAATCATCTCATACAGCACGTTGCCGGCACCGACAGAAGGGAGCTGTTCAGGGTCTCCAACGAACACGACTCTGGTGCGCCCCGGAATCTTCTGCAGCAGGTTGTATGCTACGAAAGAGTCCATCATGGAGCATTCGTCGATGATGAAGATATTGCCGAACAGGGGCCCATCACAATCACAGCCGCCCACACAGTCATCACCACGCAGTCCGATGGCGGAATGGATGGTAGACGCCTCCACACCGGTCTGCTCCGTCATACGACGGGCGGCACGGCCAGTGGGAGCCAGTAGGCAGGGGAGTGAGTTATCCTCACCGAAAAGCTCCTTATGGACGTACAGAACGGCCTTTGTGACGGTCGTCTTTCCCGTGCCCGGACCGCCGGTGATGATAGTGACGGGGTTCTGGAAGCAACTGATAACAGCCTCTTTTTGCTTTTCAGCGAGGGTGATGTCGTTGTCTTCCTGATATGCCTGTAATGCTCGGTTAATCTTCTCTGTAGAGACAGGCTTATTGCTTTTCATGAGCCGCTTGATATGGCGGCTAATACCGTATTCCTGCTCAAATCGGCTGGCAGAATACAGCATGGGACCGGCCAAACGAAGGTCCTTACGCAGACAGGCGGCGTTGATAGCGCCCTTACAGATTTCTTCTGTAACGCCCTTGGTCCGGACATTCTTGTTGGCTACTCTCGCCATCATAGCAGGCAGTTCAATAGCAGGGACACACATATGACCGGCGGATGCCGCCAAGTCCATAGTGTACCGCAGCGCCTCACGGAGACGTGCAGGATTGTCGATAGCAACGCCCTGTTCCAAAGCGAAGCTGTCCACCATATCAAAGGAGAACCCCTTGACCTCGCAGACACGGTACGTGTCGTGCTTGAGGATATCCACCACGTCTTCATCGGGAAAAGCCTTCAGCAGTGTTTGTACCTTCCGAAGAGAGAGGTTTGCATTGCGGAGAAGTCTGGTGACTTCACGCTCTTTCTTCGTCTCGCTCAGTGCGACCTTCAGTTTATCGACCATTTTCTTGGAAACGTAACGGCGTCCGTACTTGACACCAATCAACCGTTCAGGCTGATTGTCCAGCACGTCCCACGTAATGTCTCCAAACGTCTTCCAAACTGCTTCCGCAGCGGCGGGGCCGAACCCGCAGCGCAGGCTCGACAGGTACGATATTGTGGCGTCCTTGGTTTTCTTGAGCTGGTACTCAAAAGACTCGACCTTGAAAGATGTGCCGTATTTACTACCCACAGACCAGTAACCAGTCATAGTGATGACTGTGTTCCGGTTGATGTTACGGTCTTCCGCATAGGGGAGGCCGTCGCCAGTGGCAACAAACGTCACATCATTCTGGGTATTCTGGCACTTAATGACCTTCCAACCGTCTTTCTCATACAGCCGATAGATAGGAACGCAGGTGATTGTTTCAAGATTCTTGCTCATCACGCACGCGCTCCTTTCAGGGGAGGCGGCGAATGGGATTACAACGGCCATGTCGCCGGCCTCCTTTATAATTTATTTCTGATGATAAACTACTTTTTCCTGAAAGGGTTATGCGGTCTTATTCTTGCTCTTCTTAATGGAGAACGTCCGAGTTTTGCAGGGGATATCCACGATGCAATCACGGAACTTGTTCGCCAAATCGGGACTCAGCCCGTCGAGCGTGTCGATGAGCAACTCCATCACATCACGCTTATACTCCGTGCCCTTACGAGGGCTGTTTTTGACCTCGTAAGTGTCGTCACCAATGGTGATGATACCTACATCCATGTCAGGCCCCAGCGCCTCGATAAGAGGCAGGGAGAGCGCCTTACGCTGGTCGTCGAGCGCCTTCTTCTGCTTATCCAGCTTGGAGGACTGCTCGGACAGCTCCAACCATTTGGAGACCTTGTCCGCCAAATCGGAAGGCAGGTCACGGGTCACGGTCGGAGCGCCGACCTTCTGAGAAGCCATGTTGTTCAGGACCTGAAGCTCGTCCTCCATCTCACCGACGTGAGGAGGGGGATTATTGTTCTCGACATGGGTCTCCCACCAATCCGCCTCGACCTCAAGCTGGTCATGCTCCGCCTCGGTATCACGAGGCATGAACCGCCGCTTAAAGCCGGACAGGTCGAAGGTAGAACCCATATACATCCCACCGGTCTCATAGTCGTGGGTCAGGATGGCGCCGATGTACGTACCCTTGATACGGTCATCGTTCAGTACCGCAGGGTACTGCCGCATCTGAGGGAGATAGTGGGGCGGGACCTTGTTGTTAATCCACGCCGCAAAGTTTTTCTCAATGGTGGTCTTGGCCTCAAAGACGTACAGCTCGCCATTCAACTCCACGATGGCGTCGATGTTCGCCGTGACACACGGAAACTCCTTGCTCCGGAACATACGGTGTTCAGGGATACGCTTTGCGCCGGAGAGGGCACAGAACGTGTTGACGACCGTATCTTCCAGAAAATGACCACGCACGAAAACGGCATTGCTGCCGGACTTCTGTGCTGCGTCAGGATTTCCGATTTTGTCATAGTACAGCTCCGTCTGCGTGCGATAATGGGACTGGCCCGTAATCACAGCAGCATCAGAACCACCGATACCGAGGTGACGGATAGCCTCCCATTCATGGGTGGAAACGAAGCGGCAATCCACGACAGTCTCAGCGTTGGGCCACTCCATACGAGGAGGAATGGCCGGCTTGTGCTTGCCGTAGAAGTTGTATTCATAGTAAACAGCATCCTTCAGCTCTTCCGGCGTCAAAACGTCGAAAACACTGCCAGTGTTCTGCATCTTCTTGAATACCTCCGCAGCGTTGTCCGCGAAGACCTCAGGCGGCATCAGATAGCACAGGTCCTTTGCCGCTTCCAGCACGTCCATGCGCCGACGAATCGCATCCATCGTATTGATGAACGGAATGGCAGCTCGCGGGTCCATCCACATGGGAACAGACGTAGGCAGGTTACACTCGAAGTACATATTGTTTCTCCTTTCTGGTGGTGAGAGTTCTGTGCGGCCTAACGCCGCACAGAGCCCTCCACGTATGCTTCAATGCTCCATTTATTCCGCAGTCTCTTATTGACAGAGGTAATGGGGTCGGCATTCATAAAATCATCACGCAGGCATCGAATCTGTGTGGCTTTGGAGCCGTCACAATATTCCAGAGAGCCTGTGCGAATCATCTTAGTGATATGCCGCTTCATACCATTTGCCGTAAAAGACACAACAGAAGGGCGCTTACCGTCCTTGTGGAACAGCAGATATACGACTTTCACTGGCCGTCACCGTCCTCATCGTCCTCGTCGGCGTCATAGACGTCGTCGGAAAAGACCAACGTGGTATTGAAGTCAACGACTTCAGACACGCCATACGTGAAGCTCATCAGCTCGAAGCCGTGCCTCGTGCAGATTTCGTCGGGGACGTTGAGGAAATCGCCGTAGTTGAATTCTCCACAGTTGTGCTCGTACATATCCAAGCCGTCCTTCGTGTGGCAGAATTCGACAGCGGCGTCACGAATGGCCCTTTCGAGGTCGAAATCCTCGTAGGGGATGGAAAACACCATTGTGGTGATATCCACATTCAGCCCATCTCGGTCCACCGCGTTGATGACCTTCGTGACTCTCGTAATCATATCCGCATAGTATCCATCACCATTTTCGTCATAGACAACATACAGCTCCTCGCCATTGTCAGTATCGTCGCAGAGATGTGCGTCACCATCTACATCAACAGTGAAAGACATCTCGCGCTTATCGGGAAGACGGTGGCAAACCTTGTCACCGCCCCTCAGCTCGCGGAACGGAACGTAAAGCATAACACCATCGCGCTCGACACGGACGGGTGTGTTCCCGTTCCCGAACACTTCAAAAATCGAAGCCATACTCATTTTTCTCCTTTCTTTATTTTTGTATTGAAGTTCAGGGGCGTGAACAGTTTAGAAATCTCGTCCGGTTCGTCGGGCAAGGGTTCTGTAACACGGTTCAGCTCGTTATAAGCGCCGAGAGAACCTTCCGGGTAGGTGGTGTCCACCTCACCGGTTTCATAGCGGAAATGCAGCGCGATGGAGCCGCCCTCAGTGGTCTCGAAGCACGGCTCGACCGTGAGTGATTCCGCGTCGGTGAAGTCTACCAGTCGGCAGCCATCCTCGTCGAAGGGGCTGTGTAGGGTAATACTCACCTTAGAACCAATACCATAAGGGCCTAAGATGTAAGGCTTCTTGCCCTTTCTGTTGGAGATATACTCCGCTAAGGGGACGATAACCTCATCATACCAGAACGGCATTTTGATGTTGTCTGCTTCCTTTTTGCTGCCCTCAGCGAGAAACTGCTTACGTTCGGCATCAGCCGCCGCGTACTTCTCGTCAAATGCGGCGATAAGCTCGCTTACCTTCATGTTTTTTCTCCTTTCTCAGAATGGCAGCTCAGGCAATTTGAACCGCCCTGTCGTCCCAGTATTCGTCAGCACCGATTTTACGTCCGTCGCCGCCAAAGAAGGCGACTCGGAGAGGCTCTGCCTCGTTGACGTAATCGAAACTGAGGCCTACTTCCGCGCAGGCGCGGAGAGCATCCTCAAGATGCTCTCCGTGCCGGCAGGTCCACAGAATGAGGACAGTACCCTTAGCCTGCTCTGCCTTGGCGCGGTTGATGACGTCCCACTTCGGCTCGACGATGTGAGGGAAGTCCGTGACGAACAACGTACCATCAAAATCGACGGCGATGCAGCGGGGGTAGGGTGGAGTGGCTGCTGCCTGAGCCACATTGCTTGTGGTCAGGTCAAACGCCATATGTTATCTCCTCCGTTGCTGCTGCAGCGTTCCATGGTGCCTCTCGTGCAGGGGCGGGTAATCTTACCGTCGGGCCATCGAACGGTGGCGCAGCGGCTTATACGCCCACAGGCGGCACAGTATCGAGTACCGATACGGGACACGATACCCTGCTGCTTACCGTCTCTGCTCAGGAGGAAATCGCCGACCTCAATGTCGGGCATGGTCTTGATGTCACTCATCGCTTGCTTCCTCCTTGTTCTCGTCGAAAATCTTGTCATATGCCGCGCTGACGCAGCAGGTGACGCAGTCATCGTCCGTGCAGTTCTCCTTATTTATCTGCTGGCGGCAGAACTTAGAGAAAAGGCACTTGAAGGTGGAAGTCTCATCGGGAGTGAAATGATTGGGATTCTCAGGATTCTTACTCATGTTTTTCTCCTTTCTCTTTTTCAGAATGTCTGGTTGGGAATATAGCTCTGCCGACCCCACTCGACCGTGCCGCCGATGTCATAGCGACTCCATTCCTTATCCATGTGAAGGATTTTCGCCACCTGCTCTTCCAGATTCGTGATGGTCGTCTGGGAGGCACCGGCTTCCTTGGCATAGAAGGGAATGTCGGACATGGACAGATACACGTCGTGCATGGGGACGAAAGGCATACCCGCAGTCAGTCTGGCGAGGTCCTTACGGGCTTCATCAGCGTACTTCTTGGGCAGCCCCAGCTTGTTGGAAAGACCAATGAGCACATTCTCAGGGTGCTCAATCTGCACGCTGGTCAGCTTATCCAGAGCCTCGGTCATGTCTGTGAACTGTGCGTACAGGCCGTCCAGCGCCTCCTCAAAGGCGGGGACTCCGTCCTTGCCGCTGCTGTTTCTGGTATGCTTTACAGCGATACCGTCAGTGAAGCGGACACAGTTTCCGGCGGGTTTCTGGAAGTAGGGAACAGCGGTAGCGCAGCTATTGCCGGTATCAGAGGAGAAGAACTTGACCACAGGCATCATGTTCATGGAATGAACAGAAGTGATACCATGTGCATCCAGCGCATCTTCATAGATAGTCAGCATCTCGTCCTGCTTGTCAGGCAGAGCCCACATACAGGCCGTTGCGCTGTGGCTGTTCTCGCCGCCGAGAAACTCCACCGTGCCGAAACGGTCGTTCAGCTTCCGGATGGTCGCAGACAGCAGCTCGGAAATCGGCATGACGCGATAGCCGCCGCCGTTGTCAGAATGCAGTGCCGCAATACGGCCATAACGCTCCAGCAGGAGGGTCAGACTCTTATCCGGCGCCGCACGCAGACCATTGTTCAGCACTTCTGCGGAGCAGTAGGGTGTCATGCGGGAGAACGCAGACCCGAACAGCTTCGCAGTGTTGTGCAGGGAACTGATGGCGGTGTCACGCAGCACCCATGCGTTGGGTTCATTGGTCATGATGAAGTGAGAGCCGACAGCAGGGTCTGCGGCTTCCATCGCTGCGTCCAGAGACACCTTGCGGGTCAGCATGGGGTCGTCAGCGATTTTCTGTACCACGATGGGGACCTCGATGGGCTCCAGCGGCAGCACATGGATTTTCTTGGAGGGGACACCCGGCAGCCAACGGCTGTTCTGTTCCATCTCCTGAACTTCCTGCAGCAGTTCAGTCTCGCTGTCAGTGACAAAACGATAGTTGTCCTGCTCTCTGTTGATGGCTTTTTCCATGATTTTTCTCCTTTCTCGGACAGCCCTCCGCTTTGAAGCGGTCGGGAAACTTATGTCCATTACGAAATTTAGAGGTGACTTATATATACAAAAAGACAGCTATCCCGTTGTTGGGATAACTGTCTTAATTACTTATGGTGACTTGAAAACGGAGATAATCTCCTTTATAAAAATAGCTTCGTAATTATAATTCTATACTACCACAGTTTGATATTTTGTCAATTCCTTTTGGCG